TATATTTATAGGAAGATTATCTATAAATTTGATAAACATAGGAGAATTTAATGGCTATCGTTCAAATCGGTTCACAATTTTGGACAAAAGAAAATTTAGCAGTAGAATCATTCCAAGATGGAACACCCATTACGGAATGTTCAAGTTCAGAACAATGGGCAGAACTTGCATCAACAAACACACCAGCATGGTGTTACTATAACTTTGATCCTTCCAATGAAGAAGAATATGGTAAGTTATACAACTATTATGTTGTTTCTTCATCAAAAAGTATAGCACCTGTTGGATTTAGAGTTCCAACATTGTCTGATTACAACACTTTGGCTGCATCTTTTGGTGGAAATTCCTTGGCAGGCCATAAATTAAAAAATAGTGTAAATTGGAATACACTACGGAGACAGTCTGGAAACGGTGACAATCAATCTGAATTTACAGGCAATCCAAGTGGATATATCAAAGAGAATGGTCAATTTTGGGATTTCGGATGGAGTGCCAATTATTGGACAACAAATTCAGGATCAACAGATGCAACATCAGTTAGATTGTATTGGGGAAATAAAGATGTTGCTAGTATATCTGCTCATATGGATATGGGTTTGGCAATTAGATTAGTACATGCTAGTGGTTCATACACTGGTAGTTTGAATTTTAATCCAAATAATGATTTCTAATGTAGGAGTTTTTATGAAAAAGTTTTTATTGTTGTTAGTGATTAGTACATCGATTTTTGTAATTGGGTGTAATGAAAATCCATTACCAACATCAGACACAACAATCTTTGAAAAGAGAACACCTGTTCAAAAAGATACTGTAAAAAGACGTATTCCTATTGAACAAGTATTGCCTTGTTTGAGATTGACAAGAGAACAAGATAGTGTAATACGATTGATTTTGAAAGAAGAAAAAGAATGTACTATTGAATGCAAAAAAGAATTTCAAGAATCAATTAAAACACTTCGTCAAGAGTATAATGCAAAAATGGAAAAATATCGCCGTGTTGAAAAAACAGATGAAACAAGAAAAGAAATAGAAATACTTACTTTTGAATTTCGTCAAACACAAAAGGATTTAGAAAAACAATATAAAGAAAAAATGTCATTATGTGCTAAAAATCTAAATACTGATATTGAAACCATTTTGAGAAAAGACCAACTTACACTTTGGAATCTTTGGAAGGCAACTGGTAAAGTTCCATGTGATAGAGTTAAACCTTAATCCATGTTCGGAATGGAAAGGGTAAACCCATAATAGCCCCTACAATTTGTAGGGGTTTTTTTATACAAAGGTTATATTATGAAAATTTCTGTAAATACACTTCATTGGGATAATGTAGATAATAGAATACTACAATCACATAAAAATGTTATGAATCATTTTGATATTCCTGTTGAATATCACAATATGAATATAGAACATGGTTTGTGGATGAATGCAGTTTGCCGTAACACTGATGCGGATATTTATGTATTTTTTGATATTGATTGCGTTCCACTCAATCGTGATGTTTATGACGAGGCAATTCACTATGTTACTGAAAACGATAGTTTATTCGGTAATGCACAAGTGTCAAACCATATACACCCAAAAACTCATGTGTTTGTTGCACCTTCATTTTTCGTAATAACAAAATCGTGTTATGAATTTCTCGGTAAACCAACATTCTATCCAACCATTCGTTCAGATGTTGCTGAAGAAATCAGCCATGTTGCTGATGAAAAAGGAAAGAGATACCGTTGTTTATATCCTACAAAATTTGATGGAGTTCCCAAGAAAGATGGTGTTTGGAGATTATCAAATTATGGGTATTACGGAATTGGTACTGTTTATGAAAATAAAACATATCATCTTTTTGAAAGTAGATGGGGAGACCATATAGAATTATTCCAAAAAAGATGCCAACAAATTATTGCCAACCAATTTGACACGAATGGTATGTATGATAGTTTATCGGAGTTTTATGGTCATAAAGTAAAATAATTTTGATCGTATTTGTAAATTTCGTATATTGGTTTATTATTCATTAAACATTAACGCCAACCTATGAAACTCGGATATGCCTGCATCAACATGACTTTATCAAAAGATAAAATCACCACCAACCGTTCCATGATTAAGAAAACATTTCTACAAAAAGGTTTAGACTATTGTTCCGAACTTGCATATCTGAATGTGGTTGATATGGAACGAATTATCAAATGGAATGTTCAAAACGGTATTTACTTCTTCCGTACATCTTCCAATGTATTTCCTTGGGGTTCTGAGTATGACTTGGAACAACTCAAAGATATTGATAAAATAAAAATTGTTCTCAAACGAATCGGTGAGTATGCAAATGAAAATGGTGTCCGTCTATCATGTCATCCTGGTCCATTTAATGTTCTATGTTCACCAAATCCAGATGTTGTAAAGAATACAATAATCGATTTGGAACTACATGGTAGGGTATTTGATATGATGGGATTATCGCATACACCATACAACAAAATCAACATACATTGTAATGGCGTTTATGGTGACAAGAATGCTTCACTTGACCGTTGGTGTCAAAACTTTCAATTACTATCGCATAGTGTCCGTTCAAGAATGACCATTGAAAATGATGACAAACCGAATATGTATTCAGTTAAAGACCTTATGAAAATACATGAATGTGTTGGTATTCCTATCGTATTTGACTATCATCACCACCAATTCTGCACAGGCGATTTAACTGAACAACAAGCCCTTGAACTTGCAATATCAACATGGCCAGAAGGTATTACACCAGTTGTTCACTATTCTTCTTCAAGATTAAAAGAAACCGGTAATACAAAAGAAAAACCACAAGCACACGCTGATTACATATTAGAGAAAATCAATACATACGGACATGATGTTGATATTATGTTGGAATGTAAAGCAAAAGAATTGGCACTTAAACAATATCTAACAGAATACGGAATCTAATCCCAAAATCCCAAATGTTCATATTTATTCTTACAGAATTAAGAACAATCTTGGGATATAAATGTCAAATAAATTATTCTCTCTGAAAAATCTAATCTGGTTTTGTGCTATCGGATTGGCAGTATTTTCGGGATATTATTCTGTTTACGGTATATCCAAACTATTTTCTGGTGGTTCTTGGTCAATAGTTGGTATGGCCGGTATGCTAGAATTTTCTAAATTGGTGGTAATAACATTCCTACATGACCACTACAAAACTCTCAAAACTGCTTTCAAAGTATATCTAATGTCTTCCGCTGTTATTCTTATGATATTAACATCGGTTGGTGTTTATGGGTATCTAACCAATTCTTATCAAGAAACTGCAAAAGAAATATACGAAACACAAAACAAAATTGCATTGATTGTTAAGAAAAAAGAAATTTTCCTCGAACAGAAATCACAAATAGATACACTCGTAAAACAAAAGGGAGAGAGAATATCATCTTATGATCAATTAAGATTGTCACAAGAAAATTCTCTGAATAACCAACTAACACAGAAGAAGGGTACAAAGGGTTTACAAAAAAATATCCAATCTGTTGATAATTCAACTCAAACCTTAAACAAAGAAATTTCGGAACTAAATCAAAAATCTATTGGTTTATCTGATAGTGTTGCTAAATTGGAACAAGAAAAATTGGTTCTTGAAAATTCAACATTTACATCAGAAATAGGACCACTACTTTATTTGAGTAGATTAACAGGTGCACCTATGGATATTATTGTTAATTGGTTTATACTGATATTAGTTTCGGTATTCGATCCTTTGGCAGTTAGTTTAGTAATTGCTGCTAATCATTTGAAACACAAAGAAAATGAAAAACAAATTCCACCAGAAGACGATGATTCTCCACCACCGATTAAAAAAGAAAAAGTTTTAGAAGATGTTGTAGATGTTTTGAAACCAAAAGAAAAAAATAAATCGATAGAAAATATCAAAATTACTGATGATGTTACTGCTACTAAAAGACAAAAAAATAAAAAAGAAAAAAAACCCTTGGCAGTTACGGAAGAAATTAGTATATTAGAACAAAATGAAATTGAAAGGGCATTCTATGAAGAAAAACCTAAACCAGATTTTGGATATAGGCGAGGAATATCTTTATAGTGATGTCATTGTTGTATTTTAACCAGGAGTTCTGTTATGAACGATTTTTATGATGGTGACGAAATTGTTGAAGAAAATCAAGTAAACAATAAATCAAAAGAAAAAGAAAACGATATTCCAGTTAGATGGAAAGAAGCAACAACACAGATGGATTATGGTATTGATGTAGAGGCATCTTCCATTTTGTTATTTGGTGAAATCATGGATGGTTCTTTGTACGATATTATCACTCGTATTCGTGCAATTCTTCACATGAGATCAGAAGAACATAAAAATGATCCAATAAATTTAATCATCAATTCAGATGGTGGTTCTGTTTATGAGGCACTTGGTATTATTGATTATATGCAAAGTCTTGATGTAAAGGTTAATACAATTTGTAGAGGTAGGGCAATGTCTGCAGCTGCTCTTATTCTTTGTGCAGGAACCGGTCTTCGTTTGGCTTCACAATACTCAACTATCATGTTCCATGAAATTAGTTCTGATATTTACGGAAAATCTTCTGATATGAAAGCTAATGTTCAACATATGGAAAAATTAGAAGAAATACTATTGGAAATCTTAAAATCAAATTCAAACAAAGATACAGAATTTTGGAAGAATGTTACTATAAAAGATTATTACATCACACCAACGGATGCATTAAATCTTGGTGTTATAGATTCAATAATTCCACCAAAACATAAGAGAGGTTGATATGTTATTGACAATAATTGTATTATCAATATGTTTAACCATATCTATTTTTGTCAATGTAAACTTAACAAAAAAGTTTGAAAAATTAGATGATATGGCACAAGATACTGTTGATGCTCTATTAGAGAATGAAAAGTTTTTAACTGAATTACGAAATAGAATACGGTCACAACAATCCTATTTAAGACAATTAGATAGGATTGGTTCGTTTGAGGCCGATGACGAAACTGGATATTTCTTCAAAGAAATGAAAGATATTGTAAATGATATTTCCGTTTACTTTGGTGAAGAACCATTGGATGATGAAAAAAGAAGTATTATTCAAAATCAGAAACCTGCAGATGTTTCATTTCAGAAGGATTATTACATATGAAGCAAAAACGAAGTCCTAAAAAACCTAATGTTTACTTTACCAAAGAAACAGAAGATGCAATAGTATTGTACAACACAATGGAAGATGAGTTTCAAAGAAATTTGATATACACACAAAAAATTCATCCTGCATTTTACAAACTTGCTGAAATTATGATACATAGATTTAAGTTCTATAACTTTGATGTATCACATGAGGATGTCAAACATGAAGTGATTTCTTTTTTACATGAAAAAATTACTAAATATAAGGCAGAAAATGGTAAGGCTTTTTCATATTTTTCGATTGTTGCTAAAAATTATCTTATTGCAGAGAATAATAAAAACTATTATCACTTCAAAAGAAGTCAAAACATAGATGCGATAGATTTAGAAAGAAATATAGTTAATGAAAAAATTAGACATGAATCTATCGAAGAAAAGAAAGATTTTATTGATATTTTTGTAAATGTTGTTGAGAAACATTTACCACTTTTCTTTACTAAACAAAGGGATGTTCAAGTTGCCGATTCTATTTTATATCTGTTTAAGACGAGAGAAAATATAGAAAATTACAATAAGAAAGCGATATACATATTGGTTAGAGAAAGAACTGGTGTAAATTCACAGTACATTACAAGTGTTATCAACAAGATTAAAACGATATACTCAAAAATGTTTTTACAGTACAAGAACGGTATAAATTTAGAAAAAATGAATTGGTATGAAATTCAATATATTATGAACAACTGATATTTATACGTATGAATCTAAATGAAGAAATTTTTGGAAATAAAAAATTCTCTGATTTGTTAAAGGACATCTATGACAATCAGAAGAAGAAAGATCGTCAGATAAATCTACTTATTGCTGACTTAAAACCTATGTTGAATAACATAAGTGATGCTGCAATTTTAGTTCCTGCTATAAAAGATTTCATGGAAGTCGGTGTTAAGAATGATGAACATTTAGTTAAATTGGCTGCGGTTATACAACGTGCTATGTCTAACACTGGTGAAGAATCCTCCTCATTCTTGACAGACGAAGAAAAACAGGCCTTATTAGAAGGTATTCAAGAAATAAAAGAGAATCAAGAGGAGAATAACATTGAGCGGCCTACCCTTTAATCCGCAGGTAACAATTCTTGATGGTTTTCCTAGAGAATGGTTTCCTGCTGAAGTTTTAGATGTTGATTTTGAAGGTTTAGATAAAACCGCACTCTATACCGTATTGTGTAGATATGCGGGTGCATCTGGACACAACAAAAAAGATGTTATCCGTGCAAGGGCGCTCGATGTAAATATAAAAAATATCCCAATTAGAGGCGAAGTAATACTTGTGACAAAGGCACCATCGCCGCATGCAAGTGCTGGTGCCGTCTCACAAGAATACTACTATTCAAATCCAGTTTCTATACAATCATCCATTCACCACAATGGTCTTCCTGGATTGACACATTGGTTAAGTAATTATAGTACCGGTGATGCACAATCAAGAGAATCGGCAAGAGACGGTTTGACTCACTCTGCAAAATCAAGTGTACAATCCGATTATCCAATAGATCCAATCTTTGTTGAAAGAAAAGACGTTTATCCAATTCAACCATATTCTGGTGATATAATACTTGAAGGTAGATGGGGACAATCTATACGATTTGGATCAACAATAGATGAAAGAAGAAAGTACCCACAAGTTCCAACGTGGAAAAAGGGCTTGGGTGCAACCGGAAATCCAATCTTAATAATATCAAACGGTACAAATCCAGATAAACTTCCAAGAAATGAATTTATCCTTGAAAGTATAGATACTGATGATTCTACAATATGGATGACATCAGGACAATATGTAAAATTTGAACCAGCTTCTACATACACACCATCAATTACAGATAAAAGTATAAACCTATTTACAAAAAATGAATATGGTGGAAATGCTGTAATGATAGCATCTGATAGAATTGTTTTCAATTCTCGTAAACAAGAGTTGATTGGTTTTAGTAAAGAAGGTATTGGATTTTCTTCTGAGAAAGGAATATCATTGGATGGTAGACAAGTTGTAGAGATAGAATCTTCTCAAAAAATAAGTCTTGGAATGAATGCAATAGAACCAATTCTTTTGGGTAAAAGAACTATGAATTGGTTGAATAATTTGTGTGAAGTTTTAATGAATATAACTAAGGCAATAACAGAACAGACACATCCTACTGGAACTGGACCTTCTGGTGTTCCTATAAATGTTGCAAATTTTTCTACTGCATATTCACATTTGAATGAATTGAAAAGTGCTATAAAAGATTTACCAAGTCAACTTGCTTTTGTGAATGAAAAGGCAGGTGGTCCTTCTGAGAAAGAAGTTTCTGAGGCAGAGGAACCTATAAGTGAAAGTTCATACGCAGTAGTTGGTGATAGTTCAAGAGTATTGGTAGAAACAGAAGAAGAAGCATTAGTTGAACAAGATGCATTAACATTAGTTCAAGAAATGTCTGACTTGGAAAAAGAAAAGGTTAGAATCTTAGACGAGATATTAGGTGAAACTGATCCAAAATTTGACTATGGTGCATCTATAATTCCTGGTGGTGATTCTGATGGTGGAGGACCACTATAATGCCAATACTTTGGAATAAAAGAAAAACAAAATATAGCCCAAGTATTCCTGCAAATGATAATAATGTAGAACAGAAAGGGGAAACATACGAGATTGAAGTATTTCAGGGAGATTCTGTTGATCTATTAGAGTATATTCAATTCGTAAATGGACCACCGGGCAACAGAGATTTAGAAATTTGGGAAAGAACATTAGTAAATGCTGCTTATTATACAGATAACGGTGTAAGTGCACCAGATGCATATGGTGAGTATAAAGCAGAATTTGCGGATGATTCAGAAATAAGACAATATGCTTCTAAACACGCTCTGGTTTGGAAATGTAAAATAGTCGGTGCACCTGATCCTTTTGGTATTGCAAATTTATTAGTTGATAAATTTGGAGTTTTAGACACATCCAAAACTGGTGTTGCAGTAAATATGACACTGAAAGTTTGGGCTAATTGGGATAAACAGGCAAGTCAATTTAAGTTGCCAGACCCAATGGACTCCGGAACCAACATTGAAAACGAATACTTAACCATAAAAATAAAATCAAATTCATTATTAGGTGATGGTGGGTTATTAAATTCTGTTACTGGATCAGTAGACAAATATGTTACTGATGCAATGGATTATATCAGTGGTGTTTTGGGCGGAGCAGCTGGATATATCGGAGAAGGTGTAGGGTGGGCAAGTAAACAAGTAACATCACTTCTTGGATCAAAGATACCGAAAGGTTACACTTTACAGGATGCTAATAAACAGTTAGAATCTGAAAAAGATCGGGAAACTAATTTATTTACAACTATAATTGGATTTCCAGTTGCTGCATTAGATGGACTTACGTCTGGTCAATATACACCTATTATTAAAAGTGGTATACGAGCACTATCATTGTCTGCAAAACTATACCGTGCATATACACAAGGTAAAACTGCTTATGTAACAACCGTACTTCTTGCCAATTTGAAAACACTATTAGATTTTGATAAATTAACAAGAAGACAACAAATTCATATTTCAAAGTTTTTGGGTGTAAATCCAAATGTTCTTCGTAGAGTAACTTGGGTTGTTAGAAAAATTCTTCAAGTTCAAGAATTGGTAGATGATGGGAAATACGATGAATTAAAAAATGTTTTATTGAAAGAATTAGATAAAAAATCAATAGATGATGTTGATCCTGAAATAAAAAGTATTATTACTGGTGAAATTTTTGAAGATATATCACTTGGATCGGTTGTAGTAAAAAATTATGAGATTCCGAACAAAGATACATTGGTGATAAAACTTGATAATCCGTCATACACAAAAGTTCCAGGAAATACTTTAATTCTAACAAGAATAGAAATTCAATCAGAAGTACAAGGTAATGGAAGTTTCATACCAATAAAATCTGTAACAAATTCTGCTGCATTGAAATCTGGAAACTCAACAATTCCTGATCCATCTTTCGCTAATGCAGTTAATATATCAAGCACAGGTCAATCTTGTGAGATAACATACAATGGTACTATTGGAAAAGAAACTGGAGTAGATTTTAGATCTTATGGTATATTTCCAAGTGGAACTGATGTATTAACTATTCAACTAGATAATAGTGAATTTAATCCTTTATTTGAATATCGTGGTTCTAATAAAATAAGAAAAGGTTATTTGCCATTCAAAATAAAATATCATTACATTGGAAATACAACACCACTTATAGAAATACAAAATCCAAATGGTAGTATAACATATGAGAAAGCAGATGTTATATTGGCAGAAGGTGAATCTACTACCGAAGAAATTGGATTCGATGGATTTATTCGTGGTTCATATGCAGAAAAAGAAAATGCAGATAAAATGGAAGAAGGATTCCAAACAACAAAAACCGCTGCTAATGCATTAGCTGTTTACAACACATATAAAAAACAACAGTTTTTGTCTATATTTGATGCAGTTGATTTCAAAAATCTACCACCTGCAGTACAAGGACTTATCGTTTCGGTTGGTGGAATGGTTGGTGTCAGTCAATCCGAAATCATTAGATATTATGAAGTATTAAGTGGTGCAAAAAACTTATACGAATTATCAACCAAAGGATTTCAGCATTACAATTCTCTACCACCTGAATTGAAGAAAAAGATTTCAAAACAACTCGGTGTTAGTGAAGATACATTAGGAACTATCATTCCTATTGCAGGCGATTTGACCGATATGGCAACCGGAAAAAGATTCAAGAGTGATAAAGAAAAAGAAGATTATTTTAAGGGATTGTTTGATAGTGTAGGTCAAAAACTACTGAATCAGTTTGGTGCAAATGGTGAAGTTTGGGAAAAATACAATAAAGTAGTAATGGAAAAGGATACCAGTTCTGGTAAAATGGTTAGGAAAGTTATACCAGGACAAGGTGTACTTGATCCAAAAATGAAACAGACCATAGCTGCTGCTCTTGGATTTACTGACATAAAAGAATTGAAACCACCATTTGAAAAAAATTCTAATAATGAAGATATAACTCATATAGAAGTTCCTGGACTTAGTATAGTTAAATGTGGTATAGTTATTGAAAAAGCATTGACTTTTAGAAATAACTTGGCAAAAGGTATTGAGATAAAAAATAGATTGTTGAAAAAATATGAAAGTATTAAAAATACGCCAAACCTTTTAGAAAACGAAGCAGCAATGATGGGTGTATATGATGAAATCGTAGACACTCGTGAAGAAATAGAAAAAGAAGGTATACTAAAAGACATATATGATAGTGCAGGTGAATTAACGGCAGATCCTTATGCAGATTTATTGGATGAGGCAGGTCCGGATAAATGGCGTGATACATTTAATGTTGATGATAAGTATGTTGTTGATGTTCCAAAAACATCTGCACCAGATGGTGGTGTAACCGGAGAGGCACTTGCTGGAAATTATGTTATTTATACATATGATTGGGTTACGGATATAATTCAAGATTCAAATACAGGTGAAATAACATTAGTAGGAAATGCTCCTCCTGGATTTGTATACAACCCAAGAGATATAAATTGGTACATAGAAATTAAAAAATAATTCATTGAGATAAAATGACAGACAAAGAAAGAATAGATCTTGGATTAACTAAAAAACTAACATACCGATATGCGTATGCTAGTGGAGATATACACAAACCTGGAGAAGAAGGTACATACTTTTTGCGTGCATTGGCAAGAATGGGTGTGTATTTGGAAAAAAATGAAAAATACTTCACACCTGATTCTATTAAGGAAATTAAAAAGAAAAAAGAAAATCCAAATTACGAAACAAAATTAGTAAATCCAATATACATTTCAGACCATCAAGTACCAATGGAATACTTTGAAATTGAAAAAACTGGTGGTGAGGCACTTTATGATTATGACCAAGAACCACCTGTATTCTTAGGATTTGCACCAATAGATGAAACCAAGAAAGTAATAAGACAAGCAGAAAGAAAACTATCACCACCTGGTGCAAAGTTTGGACTTCAAGGTGGTGGGGGAACTGCTGATGATTCTATACCAAAAGAGGGCACTTCTTCTGACATCAAAAATATAACAGCTCAAAAACTATACTATACATCAGAAAGACAAAACGGTGCAGTTCCTGCAAAATTTGAAGCAATAATAAAAATAGCAGGTGCAGAAAATTCATTCATATTTGATAGAACTGGATACATAACAGTTTTGGGTGTAAAGTATTCTGCATTACAAGTTTTGTTTGAATTTGATAATTCATCTGCATTAAAGTATTGGCGTGAACAGTTAAAAGGTGATTCCGATGCAAATGCTATAATGGATTCATGGGGATTAGTAGAAACAAAAACATCAGAAGAAAATAAAGAAGGTCTTCCAGACAGAGAAGAAGATACGTCTGATCCAAATGCAGGTTCGGATGGTAATAAAACACCAGATGATGTAAAAAAAGAAACCGATACATCTTCTTTATCTGAAAAGATAAACATAATGCGTGGTTGGATTGTTAAAGACGGTAAAGTTGAATATGATAAAAATGGTAAACCGAAAAAATCAACTGATAAGGCACCACAATTAAGAATCAGTGATACTGCAACAATTACAATAGAAACAGATGGTTCTGTTAGTATAGATGGTGATGTTCAAATAAATGTTCCTGATAGAAAAGATTCAGTTAGATTGATTGAAAATGGAAAGTTTACAATACCTTTCGGTAAAATAAACGGCAACTTTAATTGTCAAAAGGTAACACTGACAACATTAGCAAATTCTCCAAAAACTGTTACTGGTACTTTTGATTGTTCAAAAAATAATTTAACAACACTCGCTGGTGGACCACAAGAGGTTGGTAGATTTATTGCAAGTGATAATAAAAGTTTAACAACATTAGTTGGTGGACCAAAAATAATAAGAGGAATAACCGATTCAAATAAAAGTCAAAATGAATTTATCTACGATGTTTCAGGATGTTCTTTAACATCATTAGATGGCAATGGAATCACAACATTTGGTCCAGGCGGATTTAATTGTGCTGGTAATAAAATTACAAGTTTAACCGGTTTAGGTGTAGTTACTTCAACTGGTGTAACTAGATTTGATTGTTCAAATAATGAATTAACATCATTAAATGGAATACCAAGACCTGTAAAGGATGCAAAAACTGGTAAACCCGGCGATTATTGGATAAGGGGTAACGTTGGTATAACTGTATTTCCTGCAAGTATGGCGGAATTTGAAATTGGAACTTTTGAAGCCGGTGGTTTATCACTGACATCATTATCTTTTGCCCCAAAACAAGTATATGGGAATTTTGATTGTTCTACTAATAAAGGAACTAAAAAACTTACAAATCAAAGTATTGGTAAAGACCGTTTCAAAATAGGTGGTGGATTTGAAGAAGATGCAACAAATCGTATTGTAAAAATAGATGGTGATTTTATTACAAGTGAAGGAATATGGAAAGATAAAACTTATGATATTAACACAGTATTCACAAAATCCGAGACACCTGGTGCAAATGTTAATTTTAATGCTAGTGTATCTGGAAATATGATTTCATTAGATGGTGGAAAAATAGTATTCACACAAATACCCAATCCATCTACTTTATCAATAATTTACAAAATTGCAGGTAAATATACAAACTCTGATGGTGCAACTCAATGGGAATTTGAAGCATTCAGACCAATAGGTGAACCTGGAACAAATAGTTACAATAATACATGGGTTGCAAAATATGCACAAGGAAGACCTAGTCCATTTAGTAAACCATTTAGAAGTTGGGATCAACAATTCCCTAATCTTAAAAACTACATAAATTGGAGTATGTTTGAAAGGGGTGATTCTGGATGGGGTTGGGGACAACCAACTGGTACATTTATGGTAAACGGTCTTAATTATGGTGCAAAGACCGCTGAGGTAGCTCGGAAATATGCAGCAATGTTCTATATTGGTGCCAATGGTCCTCAATTAGGTCGTGGTAATTCCATATACACTGACGGAGGAGGTACGAAAGTTGACGCAAATAAGGCAGTAAATACTGCAAAGGGAATAAAATCCTCTGCACCGGGTTCTGCTCTTGTTATTGATAATGGAAAAGTTTCCACTTACACACCAGAACAGTTGGATAAATTAGGACTTGATAGTGGAACATCATTTATAGGAGTGACTAAAAATGGAGTTTGGTTTGCAGGAACAACATCCATACCCGATCCAGGTACTCTTGCAACTGCTGTTTTCAATTACTATAAAGGAAATGTAAAAAATATGGGTGTTTCTGATGGTAGTGCATCAAGACAATTTTTTGCAAATGGTAAAAAATATGCGGGAAGCGGTAGACCAGTAACGGTTGGTATAGCTTGGTGATAACTGATTAACAAAAATAGAGAAAAATATGCCAAGAACAGTAGATGACATAGAACAAGATGAAGCACCTCGTGATAAAACCACGAGAAATTCATTAAATACTAGAGCTAGAGATAATAGAAAAAAGGAGACAACTGATGTAGATACATTAGATGATTCAACAAAGAACCGTTCAGACAAAGACGGTGGACATAGAAGAAATCAATCTGGTGGTACACAAACAGGTGGTTCTGGTAATCAAACACGATCTGGAAATACTACTGTACAATCTTCAAATCCAGATTTAGCTATTGCGGATTTTGTTACAAATCTTTTCGGTAGTACCTCCGGTGGTGTAACTGGCGGTGGAACTAATACCGGTGGTGGAACTGGTGGTGGAACTAATACCGGTGGTGGAACTGGTGGAACTAATACCGGTGGTGGAACTGGTGGAACTAATACCGGTGGTGGAACTGGTGGAACTAATACCGGTGGTGGAACTGGCGGTGGAAGAGAAGAACAACCACCAAAAGATGATAATTTCATAGATAATACACCAGATAATGGTGAACAAAACACAGGTGGAGATAGAAGTGGTCAATTCGGTGAGGGTACTGGTACTAATCCACCATCATTTTTTGGAGAGGGTAGAAATCGTAGTAAAGGAAAATATGTAGAGTACAAAGGTGTTCAATATCCAATCGATAGAAAAGGTACAGAGTATTCCGATACTGAAACAGATATATCAAAACAAAATGCTGCTTGGCAAGATGATACATTTACAGTAGGAACAACAACATTTAATCTAAAAGATTATTTTAATTTGTCTGATGAAGAAAAGATTAGTAAATTTAATGATGCATTAGGTTTGAAAAATCCTCAAAATCCATCTGAAAAAATAGATGTTTCTTCCATTAGATATGTGATAAAACCTGAATCCAAATATGGAATGGTCGTTGTTGTTAAACCACCATCTGGTGTAACTGCACCAAATTCTAATTACGATGGTGATATTGCATTTGAAGATGACGGTAATTTGATAATAAATGGTACAAAATACTCATCAAAAAATGTAACAATAAATGGTGGAGATACTGCTGCTGAGTGGTTATCGAAATTGGTTGATTCTCGATTAAAAAAACCAGATGGTTCATCCGATGATAGTCCAAGAAATACATACGTTGGTTGGGGATTGGGAGAACCACCTGCATCAAATACAGATACACCAAATGATGAAAACCCAGCAACAAACCCAACTGATCCTGAACAAAAATTTGAAGCGAAAGAAAAATCAAATCAATCACCAGAGGGTGCACCTGTAAATGTTGAAAATAGTAAGGCACTTACAACTGCGAAATTGAGAGATTTACAAGAATCTAAGGCAGAGGTTCCAGTATCTATGAGAATAACATCACACTTGATAAACTTAACATCAGCACCTCCAGTTAAAGGTCCTAATTGGGGATTTCGAGCACAAAAAACTGAAAATTTAGGATTAAAAGAAAATGAGTTAAAAGTAGAATCTAAATTAACACATTCTGTAAAATGGTATTTTGGTGCAGTTTGGAGCGGTTTGACTAAAAAACCTGTTCTTGGTGTAGATATTCCATCGGATAAAAGTTTATTGAAAATGATAGATTATCCAATAATAATGAATTTTCCAGAAGTTGGTATACCAAATAATGTAGTTCCTTATGTTGCAGAAAATCAAACAGAACAACACAGAATGGTTAAAGAAAATGCAGGATTTGGTCCAACTGGTAAATATGGGATTGGAACGGACTTACAATACTCAAATTGGGCAGAAATACATCATTGGTGTGGAATGTTTGCTAAACACGCTTGTGAACATTCTGGATATAAACCAGTAAGACAATTTAAGTGGTCAGTAGCAAATGGAGTTACTATTACTTATTCTGCAAATACACCAAACCCAATTACAAAAGAAACTAATGGCACATACGGCAATGTACCCATGTTCATAAATCCTGAAACAAATAATTGGGAAGTTGATCCTGAATTTTACAAAATGGGATCACCATCTTCGGGGGAAGGTGATCAAAGAGAATTTAATAAAATGTACACCTTTTACAAAAAGACACATTTTGAGAAGAAAACTGTAACTAATAATACAGTTATAGTCAAAGGAAAACCAAAAAACAAAGAAAGTGTAAAATCCGAAAAAATTGCAATTCAAGTATATGAATCACTTTTACCGAATCCAATTTCAATATATTTCATAAATGGTGTTCATTACAATGGAAGTGGTTTAACAGAAATGGGTAAAAAGTTAATGGAACATTTTTTAAGTCAACGAGGTTGGGAAACTTCTATTATTACACGTGGAAGCCATATAGAATTATGTGGTTATCTTAATCCAGATGGATCAATGTGGAGACTTGGTGGTAATACAAAAAGTGGATCGGTTACAGGTGCAGGTGGTCAGTTTGCTTCTCAAAAAGGATTTATATGGAAATTTGGAGATACTAAAAAACCAGGCCAACATTGTGCATTTCACAAACTAACACCAACATCAGAATATCAAAAAATAGAACCAACAATGAACGGACAATTTAGAAGAACTGATTTAGTTGATAGTTATTACAAAGCACTTAAAGGTGGTGATAAAAAGGTATTAAAAACGTTAAAAAATAATTTATATGATCAAATTGTAGAACCTGGATAAGGAGTTTTTAGAATGGACACGAAAAAATTTTTACAAGAAATACGTTCAATAATAAGAGAGGAAATAGATTATGCTCTTACAAAAAAATTGAATCAAAAACAAACGAAAAAAGATGATGTTTCCACCTTGAAACATGGATTGACTATGTACAATGAGATTCAGTCTCCTAAAAAAACTGTTAAACCTAAAACTCAAAAAACAGAATTTGCTTCTATACAGCAATTATTAGAAGAAACTAAAAGAAGTCTTCAAGAAAGTTATGAGATGGAAGATGAATTTACTTTCACTGCGGATATGGCTGAAGGTTTTGGGTATGAAAGAGGTAGTGCACCAATACCACAAGGGTATAATAAAGCCGAAATACCAAGTGAAGTTATGTCTGCATTGACAAAAGACTATTCTGCTCTTATGAAAAAAATAGATGAAAAAAAAGGGAGATGATAATTGGAAAAAAGATTAGGTAGAAATAGATGGGAGTATTTTACAAAACCCGTAAATGAGGGTTCTGTTAAAAGTAATAAATTTGTTGGTGTATTGATGCCATTCAATAACCCAAAGGGAGTGTTTTATCAAAGTGTAACAAACAGACAACAAATTTATTCAAATATAAGAAACCTACTTCTCACCGCTAAGGGTGAAAGATATATGCTGCCAACTTTTGGAACAAATCTTAGATATATTCTTTTTGAGAATATAACAAGTGAAGAAACATTTATAGATGCTATAAAAAGTGATATAGTCGATGCATTCAAAGAATGGATGCCTTTTTTAACATTGGAAAAATTAGTGGTCAATATAAATCCAGAAGAATCATATTTGTCCGAAAATGACCATGCAATAAAGATAGAATTTACCGTAAAACTACGAGAAACAACGATATATTTACCCATTCAGATATTTATATCTGTTACTGGTGGGATAGAGATTCCTGCAATATATCCCGAAAATTATTAAATAAGAGATAAAACATGGCCTTGATAAACAAAGACATTCGTTATTCAAACAGAGATTTTAATTCGCTAAAAAAGGCACTTGTAGATTTTAGCAAAAATTATTTTCCAGATACATACCAAGATTTTAACGAGGCATCTCCAGGAATGATGTTCATGGAAATGGCTGCTTATGTTGGTGATGTCTTATCTTTTTATACCGATGTTACTCTACAAGAATCGATGATTTTGTTCGCAAATGAACGTCAAAATATATTAAACATTGCACAATCATTGGGTTATACACCTAAAAATAGAATTTCTGCAAATGTTGTTTTAGATGTTTTTCAGATTGTTCCGGCAAAACAAATCAGTGGAAGTGTTGTTCCTGATTTTGATTATGCTTTTGCGGTACAACCTGGAATGGTAGTTTCACCAACAGCCGAAGGTGATGTTAGTTTTAGAACAATAGATTATGTTGATTTCAAAACGAGTAGTAGTTTTGATCCAACCGAAGTTACTCCGTATGAAATAGATGATACCACTGGCGAGGTTACTTATTGGTTGCTTAGAAAATCAACAAAAGCGGTATCTGGTGATATTCGTACTGCTGAATTTACATTTAGTGATCCAAAACCATATGATAAGGTAACATTAGAAGTTGAAAACATAATAGAAGTTTTATATGCAACTGATAGTGAAGGAAACGTATGGACAAATGTACCTTACTTATCACAAGATACTGTATTTGAACCAATTCTTAACATCCCAAGAAATGATGCAAAACTTAGCAAATATAGATTGGAAACACCCTATTTGTTAAAACTGAAAAAAATTCCAAGAAGATTTACAACAAGACAATTCTCAAATGGTACATATGAAATACAATTTGGTGCGGGAATTAGTGATGTTGATGATGAACTATTGATACCTAATCCGGATTTAGTTGGTGGTTCGTTACCAATGACTAATCCAAATCTATCGATAGATATTGATCCTTCAAATTTTCTTTATACAAAAACATACGGCCTTTCTCCTAATAATACAACACTAACATTTTATTATACAGTTGGGAATGGTAATACTGATAATGTTCCAAGTGAAGTATTAACCAATATATTGAGAAGAAATGTTGTTCTTGATCAAGAAGGTTTGGATCCTGTTCTTTATTCACAGGCCGTATCAAGTTTGGCAGTTACCAATCCTGAACCTGCCACTGGTGGTAAAGTTGAAGAAGATATAAATGAAATCAGATACAATGCAGTTGCATCATTTGCTGCACAAAATAGAGCGGTAACAAAAGAAGATTACATAATCCGTGCTTATAGTTTACCACAGAGATACGGATCTATAGCAAAGGCATACATAACAAAAGATACCCAACTAACAAGAGATTCTATTTTTAATAGTGATAGAGTTCAAAATGATTTGGCTCTAAATTTCTATGTATTGGGTTATGACATAAATGGAAAATTGACAACTGTAAATGATGCAACAAAAGAAAATCTCAAAAATTATCTAAATTGGTATAGACTATTAACAGATGCCATAAACATTAGAGATGCTTATATCATAAACATCGGAATTGAATTTGATATTATTACACTTCCAGATGAAAATTCCAATCAAGTAATTCTTAGATGTATCGATAGATTGAAAAGTTACTTTGATGTTAAAAAATGGCAAATAAATCAACCAATCATCATCAGTAATATATTTACAGAACTTGATAGAGTTCCTGGAGTTCAAACTGTTGTTAATGTAAAAATTAAGAATCTATTTGATCCTTCATTAGGTTATTCACCCCATGCTTACAATATAGATCAATCTATTAAAGATGGTGTATTATTCCCATCACTAGATCCTTCGATTTTTGAAATAAAATATCCAAACAATGATATTGTTGGAAGAGCGAGGTCATTCGGATGATATATTCTATTTTTGCTCAAAGAGATGCAACGATTTACGAAAGACAATATACCATGAATACTGGTATAGATCCATTGTTGGAATTATCACACGAAACTCCTGGATCTGGTTCATCAATTTACAATAGCAGAATACTGTTGAAATTTGATGTATCTGATATTCAGAATAAAGTAAATTCTGGCAAAATATCAAACAATGCAAAATACTATCTATCATTGATTACTGCAGATATACGAGAAATTCCACAAGAATATGTTGTATATGCATATCCATTGAGTTCATCTTGGGTAAACGGAACTGGTAGATTTTCAAATCTTCCATATACAACAGATGGTGTTTCATGGAAATATAGAACATCAAAAGTAACTGGAATAGAATGGGATATTCCACCACAAACTGGTTCATACGAATGGGATGGTATATCTGAAACATGGGTTGATGCCAATATATTATTTGGAACAAATTACTTAACAGCAACCGTAACATCATCATATTTTACACATGAGGGTGGTGGAACTTGGTGGGATTACGATGGTTTGGAATGTACTCAATCATTTTCTTTTGAATCAACTGATTTATACATGGATGTTAGTGGTATAGTTAAAAAATGGATAACTGGATCCGGTAGGTTTGAAAATGATGGTATGTTGCTAAAATTCAGTAATGAAATGGAGAGTTCTCCCGATAATCTATTAAACAGTCTTAAATTTTTTGGAACAGATAGTAACACAATCTATGTCCCAAGACTGAATATAGTATGGGATGATTCTGAATTTATTACAGGAAGTCTGACTCCAGTTTCAGAAGATAATGTCAATATAAATGTAAAATTGAAAAAATTCTACGCAGAAAAAGAAAAGGCAAAAATAAGAATATATGCAAATACTCGTTATCCACAAAAAAATTATACAACAACTGCATATCAAACAGTAAATTATTATTTACCGTCATCTTCTTATTATGAAATACGAGATGCACATACCGATGAAGTGATACTACCATTTGATTATACTGGATCAAAAATAAGTTGTGATGGTACTAGCAGTTATTTTAATCTTTGGATGGATTCTTTTCAACCAGAAAGATTTTATAGAGTAGTTGTTAAAGTAGAAAGAGATGGTGGCGATAACGTTCAAATTTTTGACAATAATCATTACTTTAAGGTTGTACGATGAATGAATTGAGTAGAGACTCTGCTACAAACCGAATACTTAGTTATTTGGATGACCGTTCTTCTAATAATAAAGGACAAATAGAAGTTCCTGTTGTTGATGAAAGATTCTTGTCTTCTAATTTTGATTTTGTGGTAAAGTCAAATTTTTCTACATTAAGAGATGCCGTTGATGCAGAGAAAAAGGTTTTTGATCAAATAAAAACAATACAAACTGGATTATTAAGAGGTGTTCCACTTTCTGGAATTTCACCATCCGAAATGGAAAATATACAAAGTGTTGCTAGAAATCAATTATTAGAAAATTTACAGAATATAGCACAGAATGATCCAAACTCAATAGAAGGTTTGAAACAAAAAATAGATGAATTGCAGAATATAATAGATTCACAAAATCAAGAACTTGCAGATTGGGGTACACAAGAAGTTAAGTGGCAAGAAACAATGAATCTGTGGGCAAATGAATATCTAGAACAACAAGTTCGTGCTGATGCATTTGAAAGAATAAATACTGAGTTGTCTGCTCAACAAGAACAGATACTAACAGATTTGTCAACGAGATTAGAAACAGATAAGATAAGAACCGAAAATATATTGAATGCATTATCTGAAAGAACAAATGAAACATTGACTGCATTGGCAGAAGATGTTGATTCTTTGAAAAATTTCAAAAGTAATTTTATAGATGAAAATGAGATTGGTTTAAGTAGAATGTCAAAACTCATAGAAGCTGATTATTTTGCTAATGATACCGGTGAAGAAGAACCGCAAGACGAAGAAGGTTAATAATAATTTAATAAGTGAAAGTTTTATATGCCAAATTTTTTATACAAAAATATAACAGACATATTAAGGTCACGTGATCCAATTCGTGGTGAACGATTTCTTTATTCTGATTTGAACAGTAAAATTATTGTTCCTAAATTTTCTACATTAAACAATCCAGAGGATCCATCTTCTCCTGGTACAAATGTTGAACTTCACGTATTTTTACCAAACTCCGCTTATTTTACTACATTATATTATGCAAATTATTCTATTGATCCAAGAGTAAATGAAGACGGCGAACCTATACGATATGTTAATCTGCCTATACATGATCATATAAGACAATTAAATTTAATTCCTGGTCCATATAGAATTGTTTACAACTTTTTTAGAGATTTAATTGGATCAAATGATAATCAAAATAGATTATTCATTTCAGATTTATCTTCTGATAGAAAAGAACTCCGTTTAACTTTAACAAATCCAAGTGATTTAGAATCTATTGAAAATCTAACAAATTTTGTAGTCGAGTATATGAGGGGATCTCGATACAAACTACCAATAGTTCTGAACTTTGGTGAAAATAATATAGTAGATGTAATAAATGTAACTTCTGATGGAAACCCTACATACTTTTTTGTAAAGTTAGCAGAACCTTTACCATTTGATGTTGATTTATACTATCAGTGCTGGCTTTCAAGTCAGATAATGAAACCGTACATAGATTCGGTTCAAGTAGAAAAAGAGTTTGAAAGATTACAACCAAGATTTATCAAGGGTCCAAATTTTGAAGTAGAATATGATAGATTCATAACAGGAACCACAGAGTATAAAAATTGGACTGATTTACTTTCAACTAATGTACAGACTTCTCAGCAGATTTTAGATAAATACATAAATGTATCTGGATCAAATGTATCATTGAATTATGATTTTACTGAATTTAAGAATTTTGTATTTTATTCTTCTGCCGAAGAAAGAGTTGAAAATTTTTACTACAAAATACGATTGATAGAAAACTACAATACTCAATTATCGAATTTAGAAGTATACACTGGATCACTTGAATCTAATAAGACAAAAGTTAAAATGCTTAGAGATAAAGTTGTATCTGGATTTGATGAGTTTGAAAAATGGTTGTACTATGAAACTTCTGCGAGTTTACGATATACTTCCGAATTAACTTCTTCAATAAAACCATTTCCAAAATATGAAGTAACCGGAAGTACATACGATTTAATATCAAGACAAGGAAAGTTTAATTTATATCAAACAACATCAACTGAGGTTGAGAATTGGTATAACAATATATTAGATTTGGCAACAGACTATGATATGTCAAATTCTGCTGCACTTGTAAAGGCATTACCTGACCATGTATATGATAATCCAGACAATAATCAGATAATAACATTTGTTAATATGTTGGCTCAACATTTTGATGTTCTGTATTATTACACTGACCATATATTAAAAAAGAATTTACGATTAGAACACCCGAAAGACGGTGTATCACAAGATCTTATTTATGAGGTAACTCGAAATTTAGGTTGGACATTATCAAGTGGAACAAAAACAAAAGACCTTTGGGAATATGCTTTAGGTTTAAGTGGTAGTGGCGAGCCGATATGGACTGGAAGAACAACAGTAGGTAAAAACTATTCAAAGAGTGAAGAAGAACGAACCAAAGAGGTTTGGAGACGGGTATTAAACAATCTACCGTACATCTATAAATCAAAAGGAACTTCAAGAGGAATAAAGGCACTTTTGGCTGCCTATGGTATTCCACAAACTCTATTAAGTATACGAGAATACGGTGGACCTGATAATGCAGATTTGGGTATTATCCCAAGAGCAGAGTGGGAAAAACATACATATTATTTGGAATTTGTTGGAAGTAGACAGCAACCACCAACATCAAGTTATGTAAAAGTGCCTTGGGAAAGAGTAAACAATGAAAACAATACTTGGCAGTTTCCAGATACTTTGACATTTAGATGGAAAATGAATCCGTCTAAATTTTATGATTATGAAGGTAATAAGATTCAAACCTTATTACAAAAAGAAACAACTTCAAGTAGAGTTGATTGGTTTGTAACTGTTAATAGAACCGGATCTGATGAAAAGGGTGATTTGACATTTTATATCGGTGATGGTACTAACTATAAATCTGCTTCTATTAAAGACGAATATCTGTATGATGACATTCCACTTAACATAATGATTCGTAGAAATCAGAACAGTGATAACTTAACCACAAATCAAACTTATGATTTCATATTAAAAACAGAAAAGTATGGAAAAATTGTTGTAGATAGAAGTGCAAGTATAAGTGTAAATGGTGCAACTGAAAGTAACTACAATAGAGCTTGGTCATCAGATGGTAATTTATTTTTAGGATCTGGTTCAAATCAACAAACATATTATTCATTATCTGGATCAATTTTTGAATTAAGATATTGGACAAAATCTCTAATAACATCTTCATTTGATAACCACGTTCTTGCTGCAAGATCATACAATGGAAATACATCAACATCTTCTTTCTATGACTTACAAGGTCAGTGGAAATTCTGGCAACCATTTAATGCAGAATCAACATCAAGTATTAAGAGTGTCCATCCGGATCAAACAAAAAATACTTTTTATAGTTCTTCAAAGAATGCATATTTTCATTTGTTCAATCGTGATTCATTTATACCAACAGTTGAAGTTTACAACATGGAAGTTGCAACTGTTGCTAACAACACTCCTTTTTCTGAAAAGATAAGAATAGACTCTGCATCATTACAAGGTGCATTGTTAATGGATGAATCATCAACTGTAACTGCATTTGATAGATTCTCTATCGATTCTAATAAATTGATGGTTGCATTTTCACCACAACACATAATAAATGAAGACATATACGAATCAATCGGTTATACTGTTATAGATGATTATTTGGGTGAATACTCGAATACCAAAAAAGATGAATACCCTGCATTGAAAAAATTTGCTCAAGAGTATTGGAAAAAATATACAACTAGAAATGACTTTACCGCTTATTTGAGAATGGTATCGTTATTTGATTTTAGTGTTTTCGATCAAATACGTCAGACATTACCTGTTAGAACAAATGAAATACTTGGGGTTGTAGTTGAACCAAATATACTTGAAAGGTCTAAGGTAAAAATCAATCGTGATTTCGGTGGATTGCCTCCTGAAAAATTTGTAAGAGATACAACAGAAATATCGTCATCAGTTGTTATTAGTGGTGATATATCAAATTCAAAAAAGACAACAATTTTTGTTGGATTTGATGAAGAAATACCAAGTGAATTTACAAATATAAATGGTGAATTTGATATTGAAACTGTTATCGAATCTGAAACAGATAATTTAGAAGATGATATTGATGTATCAACAAATTTAATAACAAACATTTCTGCAACAACAGCAAGTATTTCCGAAAGATATAGAAATATATTTGGTCAAACTTTGGATCAAAAGGCAACTATACGATCAAGACCTACAAGTTTTACTGCAGAAAAAACTACATACGATATTTTCTTAGATTCTAAAAATAGAAGAAAAATTATTGGAAAGTTTAATAGATTGTTAGATTCAAATTCAACCAATTTAGATCCTTCTGCAAGTTTTAATCTTCAATTTACAAATACATTTGATAGAATAAATTACATATATGGTGGATCTGTTAGTTCAAGTAAAAGTTGGTATACTGCATCAAATCAATACAATAAAAGAACATCAACATTTGAAATTATTGGAAATGGTAGACATGACAATTTCTACAAATCATATTATTTCTATTACACATCATCTGTAAATTCTGATAGTTCTAATTACTCTGAATATCAGTATGTAACTTCAAGTCAAATGAATATGAATAACTACCCCCAATCAATACGAAATATAAGATTCGATGGTTGTAAATTACCAGGTGGGGATGTTCTTAATAAAATTTCATATCCTATGTATACGCCAAATTACACATATTTAGATATAAACAATGATCCAAGTGCTTTGATAATTTTAGTTTTACCTTTTGAAGTTTTACCAGAATGGTTACAACAAATTCGTGAATCACGAGGACAATCTTAAAATAATTTTATATTTTTGAATAATTACTATATTTATATTAGTATACAACTAATTTTCTAACAAGGAGTTTTACAATGGGTTACTTGAATAACACAACAGTTACAGTAGACGCAATCCTTACAAAAAAAGGTAGAGAACTTTTGGCAAAAGGTGCATCATCTTTCAACATTACACAATTTGCACTTGCCGATGATGAAATTGATTATGATTTATGGAATCAAAGTCATCCGCTTGGTGATGATAAAATGGGGACAGTTATAGAAAATTTACCTATAACTGAAGCAGTTCCTGATGAAACACAATCTATGAAATATAAATTGATCACATTGTCAGAAGGAACTAAGGCGATACCATATATTGAATCGACTCCAAGTTCTTTGATACTGACTGAAACTGGTGGTGCAAGAAATTTAACAACAACTTCAAAGCCAAATTTAACATTGGAATTGAAACAATGGTCAAGTACAGGAAATGGTCCTTTGGTGATTACAGAAAATCCAGGTGGATATACATTTACAATGTTAGACACAACATATTTCAATGTACTTGCAGTTAATACTGGTGTTGTTGAACTTCCAATGTCTGGTAAATCAAAAACTTGGAATACTACAAGTGATATAGTTCCTAGACTTGAATTTGTAATAGGTATAAACGGTGCGTGGTTGCCTACAACTCTTGATGGAAAATCAACAAAACTTATTATCACCAATACACGATATGGTTCACGTTTTGTTGTTCCCGTTTCTTTCAGTAATACCTAATGTATATTATTAAACAATTTAGTTATAGAGGTTAAATATGTCACTGTTTGCTAGTTCAAGTTTACAAACTTATTACATTCCATTTCCACCAATTCAACCTGCTCCAACAACTACTGGTACTGCAAGAGGATTGTGGGCGGCTGGTACAGCAGAATTGCTTACGCTTTTTACAAGTTCTGTACAATCATCCGCTTCCAAAGATTATTATTATGAAGTTTGGGGTTCTGCTTCTTTGTCTTGTGCAGATGAAATTATGTTCTCTGTTGCATACGGACACATAAGCGGTTCAGGTTCAATAAATGAAGGTGGTGAGGCAAATGATACACCCTCTCGTGCAATTTATTCTCAATACAAACTCATGTGTTTGGATGGTGATGAAGGTGGGTTCTATTTACCGTCTTCTACCCTTGTTGGTGCAACGGAACAAATTAAACATTTTTATGCCATCAATATAAACCGAGATAAATTTGGTGATAAAATGGATCCCGGTAATTTTGAGATAAACATTGCAGAGTTGAGTGGTAGTGGAAAGGCAAACAATGTTCATACTGGTAGTAATGTACAAGTTTCTGGTTCAACACCACAGTATATTACTTTGATAGATGATTCTGGAGATACAACAGATTTGATAGAGAATACTACACAAACTTCTTATGTTAGATATTTGGTTAGTGGAAGTTTGCAGAATGGTATTTACAATCCATCTTCTCCACATTATTATGGTAGAGTATTTCCAAGTCAGGGTATTATACTAATATCTGCTGATACATTAAATCTATCTGCATCATTTAACACTGTAACTGGTAGTAATATAAATGGTGACAATTCTTACAAATTGTTTACCGCAATGAGTGGTTCTGCTGCATTAAGAACGAAAGGTTTTACTGCAAGAGCGATTGATATAAAACATTGTTCATATTACTATTGTAGAATAGGTAACAATGTTTGTAACTATTCAAGTAATCCAACCATGATATATCAAGATGGTATAAACAAAGGCGTGATAAAAAATTCAAGATTTCACGATAATCCAACTGCATATATTACATCAATCGGTCTATACGGACCTGATATAGACGGTAATTTGAGTTTGCTTGCTATTGCAAAATTGAGTAAACCTATTAAGAAATCATTTACAAGTGAATTATCAGTTACTATTAAATTGGAGTATTGATTGTTATGGCTACAACACCGTTTGTATTAAAAAGATTTTCTAATGATGCAATAGGAAGAAATCGTAGAGAATTGGTTACAGCTCCACTATGGTCTGGAAATAATGTTGCTCTTTATACTGCATTTACATCATCTGATCAATCAGATGGCACTAAAAGATATTTTTATGAACTATACAATAGTCAATCTATTTTTCCGAATGCCGAAGTTCAATTTAGTGTTGCTTACGGTGATTCAAAAGGAAGTGGTTCATCAACTGGTTCGTATGGTGCACAAGATTATGATTACCCAACAAGAGCAGTGTATTCACAATATAGACAATTATTATTGCCTCCTGGAGTGAATGCATTTGAATTTACAAACGGAAATGTATCTGAAACATCAGAATATGTGTATGTAATAAATGTAAATAGGTCGAGATACAAAGATAGAATGGACACAAGTACATGGCAACTATCTTTGGGTAAATTAAATTCTGTTGGTAGTAGTAGTATATCAACTGCAGCTGACGTATTCACGTTTATAGATGATTCCGGCACAACAACAACTGAACTATCCGTTCAAGGTGGTAGAGTCTATAATGTTGTTAGTGGTACACTTGCAGGTGGTAAATACACTGGTTCATATGCATCAACTCCTTGGGGACTGTATTATCCTGACCATGGCATTATAGTAATGAATGGTAAGGCATTGGATGCTTCCGCTTCGTTTTATACATCAAGAAGTAGGGTTACTACACCAACCGAGAACTATACTGGAAGTTTATTTGGTGATAATAATGCATATAGATTATTCACATCAATAAGTGGTGCTATGGCATTTAATACTGCTTCATATTCTTTTCAAGGAAGAACAAGTGAGGTAGTTGCATCAACGTATTATTTTGTTAGAGTATATTCTGATGAATACAACTATACAAACAATCCAAGTTTTTTCAATCAAAATAATGTATTAAAGTACGAAAGTATGATAATGGATCCAAAAGTTTATATTACAAGTGTTGGATTATATGATAATGAAAATAACTTGGTTGCAGTTGCAAAATTGAGTAAACCAATACAAAAATCGTTTGATAGAGAAGTGGTTATTAAAGTAAAACTTGACTATTAAGGAAAAAATATATGATTACTGATGTCATACTAGATGATGCTCTTGTTTCGGTAATAAATCAAGGAATTACTGGTATAAGAAGAAATGATTTGAACTCGATAATAACCACAATAGATTTTTTAGATTCTTACATCTCAAATTCTGATTCAGTTATGAATGATCCGTATCTATCACAAAATACAAATGTTGTGATAAACAATACGAGATTACGAGAAATTTATTTTAATTTCAGAACATTATTCGATGTATACAGAATTTATCTTCAACAAACAAATGGTGTCACTCCGTATAACAGTTGGATTTATACACGAAATACTGCACTTCCTTTTAACTCAACACAACCAGCAACATATATGTCTTCATTACAACCAATATGGTATGTTGGTCGTGATGAGGATCAAGATGGTTCACTTGATATTATAGAACCAGAAGTAAATTCTGCAAATCAAGTTCAAAATTGGGCAACATCAACTACTTCTACTGCAAATTTGTATCGTTCATTAAGAAGTTCTGTTGATCCTGCAAGTTTTGTTTCTGGCAGAGTTGTTAGAAAGAAAAGAGGAAAAATGGGTGGAAGTAAGGTTGGTGTTAAAACAAGTGAAATGGGTAGTCTTGAATTTGTTGATGGTACATATTTTGATCCAATCGGTGTTGATGATCCAGGATCAGATTTTCAAGGTGGCGGCGGTATTCGGTGGGAAGGTGAAAGTACAACAGGCGATATACCAATTAACACTGGTGGCGGTGGTGGTGGTGGTATAAGTGTTGATCCGTCAAGAGTACCAAGAAATTGGCGAGATATTATCCGTAATCCTTTCAGAAACATCAATAGCCCACTATCAGGAAATAGATCATTTGCTTCACAAACATTAAGATCCGCTAATGGTATTCCCGCTTTACCATTGGGTGCAAGCACTCTAAATACTTTTTCGGCTGATGGTTTAATGAGTTCTGGACAATTTGCTCCAGCTGGTATTACAGATCAACAATTTGTTCAAATGATGTCTGCTTCACCTATTGGTACTAATATGAATAACTTAACAGAAAATGACTTGTCTGCTCCTGCCGCTTCGTTTTCATTTGCAGCTCCACAGCCAAGAAGAATTTCTTTACCAGCTACTTGCCCTAATACAAAATATAGTTTTAAGATAAGACAAGTAGTTGATCCAACATTACCTGCAACCAAGAAGTTTTTTGGTTTCAATATAAAGCGTGATCCAAAATTAGTAGTAACAATGTATGCGGCGTGTCCAAACACCCCACCAACAGAGTTGTTTACGATAGAGGTAAATTCATATCCATACTTTAATATATTACCTGATAAAAATGGTAATCTTGTAACCGTACCCAAAAATTCAACATCTGATGCAGTTGGTAAAATACAATACGGTTATTACTATGATGTAAAGGATATTATCACAAGAATATATCAAGAACTACCGGTAATTACATATCAAAATAATGTAACCGTATACCAGGATATTATAGAACAATTATCTAATTTAGATGGATTCAAACCATTTGTAGATAATTTTGGTCCAAATATGGGTATAAGTCCTGGAAAAGATAGACAGAATACCTTTTGGAGAAACGGTTCACCACCAACTGGATTTATTACCAGATTGCCAGCATCTGTTCAAGATTTAATCATAGGTAATAATTCCTGGTACAATGATACTAGTGCATATATTGCCATGAGTATAATAGAAAATTTCTTTTTCATGGGTGCAACCGAATATAGATCTATAACTCCAAACGATATAGTTGAAATCAGTAGTGCATTACAACAACAATATCCTCAAAATGATAGAACTGATCGTTCATTAACAACACTTATCAGTTCAAGAGTTAGTGGTGAAGTGGAAACATCCACAAACACTGGCGGAGGAACTGGTACAGGAACCGGTACAAGAACCGGTACAGGAACCGGTGTAGGAACTGGTATTGGTAGTGGCGGATCCACTGCCTTGAATGCACAAACTGTTGATACACAAAATCAATTTTATGGAAAGGTATCTTGGTCTTTTGGAATTGCAACATCCAATGATTGTTCTGCACCATTCTATCAAGAGGGTGCACAAAGTGGATTTTTATGGAATCTTGTCTTAGATGACCAGGCAGTTGTAAATCAAAAAGTATATGCAGATGCAGTTGTAAATCTAATTGACCAAACTGCAAGTTCTACTGGTGCTGTAACTGGAAAGATAGTTGATATATTACGTGGGGATAGAAACTCACCACAATTCCAACTATTATTACAAAACGGTTTGGTTCCAATGCGGAATGCAAAATCTACAACAATGGAACCAATACCAGGAAATCCATGTTTAGAGGGTTTGCGTGAAGATTATCAATGGGGTCTAAAAAGAAGTAGAATAATTCCATATAAGATATTCTGTAATAAACCTGGCGTTGGTAGAGTAGAAATTGATTACAAATCAAAACCTGGTTCTGATATTGATAAGTGGGTGATAAGTATACTCGCTAAACCAAACTCTGGTGCCTCTAGAAAAATTTCTGGTGAATTGTTAAAAACAGCTGATGGATATTACTATTCAACAGAAGATGAAGTTTCGCCAATCGAAGGTAGATTCCCAAATGAACCCGGAATATATTTCTCTAGTTACACATCAGTTCAACGTTCATCTACAAACTTATCTTGTATTCCATCTTCAAGAACAGTATCTACATGGAAAGTTGATTTAGATAATCCTTGTGGTTGTGATGAAGTTGAAGTTTTGACTCATTATGTAATATACGATGAAATATCATATACAAATCCATTATATGGCACAACTGAAACTTTCCCTCAAAGAGAAGTTTTAGACCCTGCATATCCAGCACCTGCTCCAGAATCAAGAGCTGCTGCATACTCATTGACAGTTGGACAAGAATTAACTGACAACCGTAGAGAGAAGCCAGATTGCTTTGAAAGAACAGGTGAAGGAAGATTACACCATCCATTCTTATATGGAACTGATATACTTCCAGGAGTTAGAAAGAAATCTATAAAAGGTTTGTTTAATTTGTCACAATCTCTCGATTGTTACTATACATCATCAACACAAACCAATTCACAGAAAGATTATTATTACGAAATAACAGATTGTGATAACTGTAATAAAACCGCTTATTTTGCAGTTGCATACGGAAATCACAAAGGTTCTGGATCAATATCAAGTGGATATGAAGTAAATGATAGTCCAAGTAGAGCGATATATTCACAATATAGATTGCTCACACTTGATCCACATGAAAAGTATTTTACATTTTATGATGGTGGATCAGTCAATACACCTGATGATATTTATGTGATAAATTATTACAGAAATGGTTTGAGTGACAAACTTGATATTGGTAACTTTGAAATAAACATTGCTGAATTGAGTGGCAGTGGAATTGCCAATAATGTACACACTGGTAGTAATGTGAAAGTTTCTGGATCAAATCCAAAGATACTTACATTGATAGACAATTCACCAACATTTGATAGTGAGGATGTTTGTGCAAATGATGATCCGAATTATTACTATGATATAGTAAGTGGTTCTTTGACCAATGGTATACACGTCAGTGGAACAGGAAGTTTAGAAACAAATGAATATATTACAACATATGGTAAGGTATATCCAAATTTGGGCATAATTGTATTGGATGGTAAGAAATTAAATGTTTCTGCTTCATTCAATAGTGTAACCGGTAGTAACATAAACGGTGATAATTCTTTCAAATTATTCACTGCAATTAGTGGTGCTGCTGCTGTAGATAAACCAATGCGTGCTAGAAATGTAAAGTTCAAAACAACAAATCATTATTTTGTGAGAATACCATCTGGTGAGGCAAATTATAGTAATAACCCAACATATGTCATAGACAACGGAACAGAAAAGGGTAGAATTAAAAACACTTGTTTTGTAGATAATCCAATGACATATATCACTACGATTGGTTTGTATAATACTAAAAAAGAATTGATTGCTATTGCAAAACTAAGTAAACCTATTAAGAAGACAAAAGAAAATGATGTTTTAATAAAAATACGTTTGAATTGGTAATATGATAACAGAAACCGAAATAATAACAGCTCTATCTGGATCCATATTGGGCGATTACCCAATGGTAATACAAGAACAAGAGGCGAGAAAAATAGCAGTTGATTTATTTATGAAAATGTTGGATATAGATACAAACGGTGGTGTAAATTCTGTTTTATTCTATGAAGCAATAAATGCAAATCCAAGTGCACTTGCATTGTCTCAACGAGAGAAATTAGAAACAGCAACTGCAAACTTGAATACATTGAGAGAAACTTTAACAGTTGGTAAAGTTCCATATATTTTGAATCCTGATTTATTCTCTGAAACCCCAATAGGTGTTGCTATTACACCGGAATTAAGATCAGTTTTGATAGAAGAAAGAAAACGATTATCTGAAATTTTTAAGTTGACTGCAAACGTACCAACAATTTTATCAACAACCTTAACATAATTTTATGAATGTATTAAGTTTTGAAATAAATAAACATTTATTAGATCTGTTAAAGGCATATGTTGATTTTCAGATAACAAAAGGATTTCCAACAAAGGATAAGTATAGAGTTGTTGTGAACAACGATACAATTTCTTTTTTGATGCAATCCCCACAGTCCGCTCCTGCACCAACACCTGTGCCATTGGCTTCTTCTGTTAAATCTCGTATATTCAAAAAGTTTGTTTCACCGAGAGATTTTTCTATTGTACAAACTAAATACAGAAAAAAGGGTATGTTTCCAAACGGAAGTGAAAGACTTAATACATTCCACACATCTTCTAATTTTGGTGATTCAAGATATTTTTTAAGAGTATTGAGCAATATAGAAACCGATCAAAACTGTGATACAATATGTGATATAACATATGGACATATATCTGGTTCAGGTTCAATATATTATGAGGATCAATACACTCCAGTTTATCCATCAAAAATAATATACAAAAATTATTTGATGGAGTATTTTCATTCAATCGATGGTAAGATACCATTTAAGAACGGAAAAAACGGTGACTATTTTTATGCAATAAATTTTAATAGAAACTTGTTTCCAGAAATGGTTGATCCAGGAAATATACAGATAACACTTGCTCCAATTTCATCTAGTACAAATCAACTGTATAATACTGGTAGTAATTTTTACCCACACCCATCATCATCTGCAATCTATACTTTAATAGATGATTCGGAAGATTTGGCAGATGTGAATACTTTGAGAAAAGAATTAAGAGAGTATTATTACTTAGTTTCTGGTTCGTTAAATGATGGGATATATGGTGAAAAAACAGATGATGCATGGGGAATAATTTTTCCGAAAAAGGGCATAATTGTATTGGATGGTGTAGTTCTGGATCAATCATGTTCACTCAATACTGTCACTGCATCAATAGATGGTGACAATATAAGAAAGTTCTTTTTTGCAATAAGTGCATCATGTAATACAACAACTAATAGGCCGGTCACTGGTTCTTGGTATTCAAGAATATCGGAAGAAGTAAAAACACAAACATATTTTTGTAGAATAAAAGAATACGAATTTAATTACAGTAACAATTATACTTATCTATCTGGAAGTTATGGTCACTTTAAGTATGAATCGTTTGTAGACTTTCCTATATCCTACATAACTTCTGTTGGTTTATACAATGATGATAGAGAATTGATAGCAGTTGGTAAATTGCCAAGACCTATATTAAAGAAACCAAATGAAGAACATATAATTCAAGTACGATTAAGGTTAAATTGATATGTCATTTCAATCTGGAAATAATTTAAGTTATACTCATAAGAAATTGAAAGCTGGCGAATTTACAATACGCCCTTTTGAAATAAATAAACTTTGGAAAATTTCTACAAATAATCCAGAGGAGTATTACTATGAAAAGTATGGAATAAAAGTTTATCGTGCTTATTATCCAGAAAACCATAAGTATTTTGGAAATGTTGCAAACATTTCATCGTCCCTATACGAAAGAGTATTTACAACACAAAGTCTTGATCCAAAAATACTTTGGTACTATCTGGATCATAACTACTATACAGAATATAGTAATGATAAATTACCATCTTTCATAACAACAGATGAACAGATTACATATCTTGCTGAATCCGCTTCTTTGTTTATGATACCAGTTGGTGTATTCGGTGAGGGTATAAAAAAGAAATCGGTTACACTTAACAATTATGGTTCACCATACGAATATACATTGACAGATGATGGTGCTGGTAATTTACGAGATAATTCTTTTGATGAAACTAAATTTGTAAATTTTGGAAATTGTTTATTGTATGTTGGATTCAATGAAAAATATCGTGAATACAACATGAAAAACAATAAGTTGGATTATGTGTTGGATATGTCTTCACATAGAAATAAAGTTAATATACATAATACAAAAAAGATAACTTATGTTCCTGGTATACCATTGAGTGGATCAGTAACACCAACCGGCGTTGGTGCATATATGAGTGGATCTTATTTTAGATTAAATTCAAATGTAAACTTTAATTTCAATAAAAGACAAGACTTTGCATTTAGTTTTTGGTTAAATCCAAAATCAAATCAACCAAATGGAATTGATGGTAAAAATTATCTCTTTAATAAAAACTTAGTCAAAAAAATATACACAATAGATGAAACCACATTAGTTCATACTTTTGATGAAACGGAAAAAGAATCCAAACAATATCCTTTTGATATATTTTACAACAATAGTTTATCAGATAAACCTGGAAAAATATCATTTAGACAAAGTTCTATTTTTCAAACCGTTGAGGTTACATCAAGTGCATTAACAAACGATACATGGTATCACGTAGTTTGTCAGAAATCAGGAAGTAATTATCAAATTTGGTTGAACGGAGTATTGAATGGTGAGGTTGTAGATTCTATCGATACTGATGTTGGAAATGAGAATTTATTTTTCATAGGTGGTAGTCCGAATAGTTCAAGTCTTTTCCATGGAACAATGGATGAAATACGGATATACAATTCAGCAATTTCATCCGATAAAATACCATATCTATATGAAAATACATTGAACACAGGATATGCATATCAGACTTCAAGAGTTGGTAATGTATTCTACGGAACTGGATTTTTTGTAATATCAGACCCAAGACCAAAATATGCAAATTCATTTTTGGGACAAACTGGAAACTTTGATTACAACGGTTTGGATAATGGGTTTAGAGGTGAGTTCAGATCAACAGTAACATTTTACGAATATGAAATTATATGTAAAATAAGACGAGGTGAATTTAATTTCACACAGAATCCAACAGTTAGAGTTGATAAAGCTGCATATAGCCATGAATTAGAAAATTATGTTACATCATCATTATTCAATCCATACATAACAAGTATTGGTTTATACGATGACGACTACAATTTATTGGCGGTTGCTAAGTTAGCAAATCCATTAGAAAAACGTGATGATGTTGATGTTAATGTTATCGTAAGGTTTGATATGTAATGCGTAGAAATCAGGTTGCAATAAAGCATGGTTTTCGTAGTGGGTTGGAAGATAATGTAAATGATTTGTTGAAAGAAAGTAAAAAATCATTTAGTTATGAAACCGAAAAAATATCCTACATACAACCAGAAACTAAACACAACTATACACCAGATTTTGTTCTAACCAAAATATCTGGTCAAAAGATGTATGTTGAAACAAAGGGTAGATGGGTAAAGACAGACCGACTAAAATTTGACCTTATATTTGAACAATATCCTGGAATAGACATTCGTTTCGTGTTCCAAAATCCTAATGCAAAGTTATACAAGGGAAGTAAAACAACTTATGCCCAATACTGTGATAAGAAAGGTTGGCTATGGGCAAAAAAAGAAATACCGGAAGATTGGCTAAAAGATTGCTTGTAATTGTCACAAATTTTTACTATATTTGTGACAAGTATTATTTTACATAAAGTGTGTTTATGATTAACTACGATTTGTTATCACTTGTAGAAAAAGTTATCGGTAAAGGTAGAAGAACATCTGGCAACAATTATTCGTTCTTTTCACCATTCATTAGTCATTACAAACCAAAACTTGAAATAGACTTATCAGTAAATAATAATGCAGAGAATCCATGGCATTGTTGGGTTAGTAATGCTAAAGGTAGAAGTATTGTTTCACTTTTCAAGAAATTGAAAGTTGGTAGACAATATCAAGAAGACCTTGATAAAATCCTCAAAACAAAAAACCTATACATTCAAAATAAAAAAGAAACAAAAGAAGAATTGGTTTTACCAAAAGAATTTATCAGTCTATATCAGTTTCCAAAGATAAAAGACATTCAGATAAAGATGCAAATGAAACAATCATTAAACTATCTGAAATCTAGAGGAATTGGTAGAACGGATATTTTGAGATATGGTATTGGTTATTGTCCGAGTGGAAACTATTCTGGCAGAATTATCGTTCCTTCTTATGATGATAATTTCAATCTAAACTTTTTTGTTTCTCGTTCTATCTTTGAAGAAGATACATTGAAATATAAAAATCCAAAATGGAGCAAGGATGTTATTGGTTTTGAAAGTTTCATAAATTGGGAAGAACCTGTTACACTTGTTGAAGGTGTATTCGATGCAATCACTGCTAGATATAATGCAATTCCACTTTTTGGCAAAATAATTCAACCAAGACTTATGGAAAAGATATTGTTACGTAAACCACCAAAAGTAATTGTTGCACTTGATAATGATGCAATACATGATGCAATAAAAATTTCATCTAAACTACTATGTGAAGGTATCGAAGTATCAATGGTTAAGATGGAACAAAAAGATATAAATGAAATGGGTTTCAAAGATTTTGTTGGTGTCAAACAAGAAACAAAACCCACAGACAGTTATGACATAATTAAACAAAGGATATTATATGCGTAAAGAAACATTGTGGGTTGGATCACTTGCTAAAGTAGATAAAATTATTCATATTGCAGACGTTCACATTCGTAATCTTAAAAGACATGAGGAATATCGTAGTGTGTTCCAAAAAGTATATGATGTTTGTAGAAAAAAAGTTGAAGAAAACAAAAATACAATAATCTATCTTGCAGGTGATATTGTTCATGCAAAAACAGACATGACACCCGAATTGGTTGCAATGGTAACTGAATTTTTAGATACACTTTCAAGGATTGCACCAACTGTTTTAATTGCAGGGAATCACGATTGTAACCTTAACAATATGAGTAGGATGGATGCACTTTCACCGATAGTTTCTTTGATTAACGATGAGCACAACAACCTTTTTTATCTAAAAGAAACTGGAGTATATGAACTTGAAAATGTTGATTTCGTTGTAAACTCTGTTTATGAGAATCCTGAAAATTTCATTTTGGCAAAAGATGTTAATAGTGGTAATAAAACAAAAATAGTTTTATATCATGGTCCTGTTGATAGGGCAGCAACTGATGCAGGTGTTCTTATGAAACACAATCAAGTAAAGGTTGAAATGTTTGATGGTTTTGATTATGGATTGTTTGGTGATATACACAAATTTCAATACCTTGATGTTGATGGGAAGTTTGCATATGCGGGTTCTCTGATTCAACAAAACTACGGTGAGGGATTAACACATGGTATAATTGAATGGGATATTAAAAATAAAAAATCAAAGTTTATTGAAATTGAAAATGATTGGTCTTATCATACTATTGATGTTGAAAACGGTAAGATAAAAAAATTACCAACGAAATTTACAAAATACAATTCAATTCGTTTGAGAATAACAAACACACCACATTCAGAAGTCAATCAGATAATGACAGACTTAAAATCAATGACGAATGCTATAGACATCAGAACACAACACATTGTTGGTTCTAGCAACGGTAATATACAAACAAAGGTAAACCCAATAGGGAAAATTAGAGATATTGAATACCAAAATAAATTGATTACGGATTATGTTAGTGATAAGTTTTCAGTATCAGATGAAATACTTGAAAAGATGAGAAATATAAATCGTAATATAAATACAAAATTATCTGAAAGTGATGTTGTTCGTAATCTTATATGGACACCTATATCATTTGAATTTGATAATATGTTTTCTTACGGTAAAGGAAATCGTGTTGATTTTTCAAACATGAATGGGATATACGGATTGTTTGCACCAAATGCAAGTGGTAAATCATCACTCCTTGATGCTCTAATGTTCTGTTTGTTCGATAAATGTTCTCGTACATTTAAGGCTGCACAAGTTCTTAATAATAAGAAAGATAACTTCCAATGTAAATTACATTTTATGATTGGTGATAAAAATTATTATATCAAAAGGGTTGCAACCAAAGAAAAGAAAGGTAATGTAAAAGTTAATGTAGATTTTTGGTATGAAGAAAATGGTAATTTGGTTTCTCTAAATGGCGAAGATAGAGATACAACAAATTATGCAATTCGTAAATATATCGGAACTTATGATGATTTTGTTTTAACCGCCATGTCATTGCAAGGTAATAATACAAACTTTGTAGATAAAGCACAGAAGGATAGGAAAGATTTGTTAGCACAATTCTTTGACTTAAATCTATTTGAAGAACTGAATACCATTGCAACTGATGAAGTAAAGGGATTACAGGCACTTGTAAAGGAATTTAAGAAACATGATTATTCTACAAAACTTGCTGATGCAAATGGTATTCATCAGACAAATACAGTTTTGTTAGAAGAAACGGTAGACCAGAAATCGTATATCGAAAAGAAAATAGAAAAATTGACAAATGAAATATCCGAATTGCATAAGAAACTAATACCAATCGATGATAACTTTTCTTCAAAATCTGTCCAATCATTATTAGATAAACGATATTTATTAGATAGAAAGATGAATGATTTGACAAAGGAATTAACATCATTAGAAAACGAATTATCTGATGCCAAATCTTCCTATGAAAAATATAGTGGTTTGACAAAAGAGTTTGACAAAGAAACTCTTATGAAAAATAAGGAAAGAGTTGATGGTGTTAGAAACAGACTTACACAATTTGAAGCGGATTTGAGGAGTGTTAAGTTAAAAGTTCAACATTGTCAAGATAAAATTGATAATCTGAAAGACCATGAGTATGATCCTAATTGTCAGTTTTGTGTTAATAATGTATTTGTAAAGGATGCACAAAATGCAAAATCACTAATATGGGGGTATGAGCAAGACCGTGATGAATTGCTTTTCGATATAAGACATCTTGAAGAAGAATTTTCAAAAAATTCATCTGTATATTCCGAATTGGAAAAATTACATAGTCTTGAAAATAGTACGTTCAAATATGAAAAGCAAATCTACTCTATTGAAAAGAGTATATTTTCTGTAAAGGAAGACATTACAAAAACTAGTGAAGAACTATCTGTAATAGATAGTCAAATTGAAAAGTTGAAAGAAAATGAAGATATTATCAATCAGAATAACAAGATACAATCAGAAATTGATGAATTAGAAAACAATAAAAATAATCGGTTAAAGATTGAACTTAAAAAGATTGATGAAAGTATTTTGGAATACAGTGGAAACGTAAAGGTTAGTGAAAGAATAATAAACGAATGTGAGGTTTCAATTCAAAAGTTGAAAGACCTCGAAAATGAATATGAAGCATACGATTATTATTTGAAGGCAGTAAACAGAAATGGTGTTCCGTATGAATTGATTAGTAATGCTTTGCCAAGTATTCAAGAGGAAACGAATAACATATTGGCAAACATTGTTGACTTTCAAGTTCTTTTTGATACGGATGGTAAGAGTATAAACACTTACATCGTTTACGATAATGACCGTTTTTGGAATTTAGAATTGTCAAGTGGTATGGAAAAGTTTATTTCATCACTTGCAATCAGAACAGCATTGATACAAGTTTCGTCTTTACCAAGACCGAACTTTATTGCAATAGATGAAGGATTGGGTGTCATGGATCCAACAATAATGGCAAACTTTTCTTTGTTTATGGAGTATTTGAAAACACAATTCGAGTTTGTCATACTTATATCACACATAGATAGTGTTCGTGATATGGTAGATAATCATATTGAAATCAAAAAGGAAAATGGATTTTCTAAAATAGAGAATTAGAATGGTAGAATATAAAAGACTTAAACGTAATTTAATAGTTTCCGATACTCAATTTATTGATGATTCAGAACTATCTTCTAATTTTTTTAACATAATATCTATACCAGATTATTTCTCTGCCGGTAAAAATGGGTTTAAGATAAAACCCAACTTTGATAACCTTTCACCGTATTATCCAATATACATTGAAGTATTGGATGCAAGTGGAAATAACGTTTTTCATCATGTAACAAGTGCAGAAGAAGCAGATGGAACAAAAATAGTTTCGGTTTATGTTTATAGAACAACATCACTCGGAACTGGTACAATAACTTTTATCGGAACTAGTAATGTTGATTTGGAATTAAAAAAACTTCCAAACAACAGTATTGTACAGAACAATATAAAATTTGTCTATACTATTGGTGTTGATAAATTCAAACCAAATGATAATGACATATTATTTGAAGAAAATCCAGAAGTATCTATAACAGAAAGAAAATACTCTGTAATAGAAGATAGATTTACAGGTGGTAATAAGGAATCAGTTCAAACTGGAACTGCTAGATATTCATTGGAAAACGGTAAACCCAAGATATTTTCTCTAGGTGAAACATTTACAGAAAACCTTGTTGGTGCAACTATATCATTTCCAAATCTTTCTGATAATATAGAACCACTCATATCCTACCAAACTGGTAGTTTTGAATATAGTGCAAGTGTTAAATCTGTTAATAACAACTATGTGTTGGAATTAGATAAAAAATTAAAAGTCATTGGAACAGATGGACAACTGACAGAAATATCAAATGCAGAAATACAACCGTATAGATTAGTTTACCAACAAAAACCAACATCAAAAAATATAACTCAGAATATAAAAAACTATGCTAAGTTAAAAATAAATAAGATAGATCCAACTGTTGGTGTTGTAAGTCGTGTTAAGGTATTAGCGAAAAGTAAGAACGATACAAGTTCGGATTTCAAAGAAATCTATGACGGTAAAATTGAACCAAAAAATATACTAATAGATGAAGATTCTCGAATCGTTGATTTTCCTATTGGGAAATTTGAACCATCACGAGTTGCAACTGTTGCAGGTGATAGTTCACCAATATCTATAAACGCTATAAGTTATTGGACTGCATCTTCAATAAATGGTGCACCAACTCCAACATTAAATTTATACAATACAAATAAATTTACCGGTATAGAATCAACTATCGCATCCTTGGTAGGAAATCAGGCAATAATAATTGAACAATCCGCAAGTCTATCAACAACTTTTTACAAAGATACTTTGTATGAAATTACTTTCGATGCGTATAGATACAGACCATCTACTACAAAACTTGAACCAAAATTAGAGATATATGTAACTGGTAGTTGTTTCAATAATGACACTGAATTTGGTAAATATGTTGGTAGTGTAGAATTAAAAAATGTAGAAAGTGAATTAAAAAGAAATAATAAATTAACTATTTCTCCTGATAATGACGGTGATGGTAGAGTAAAATTTTTATTACATCCTGGCGTTGTTTTACAAGATATTGAAATAAAAGAAACAGTTGAACCTGGATTTACTCCGAAACGGATAAATCTTAATGTTCCAATGAATCAAAATCACAAATTAGAGTATATGGATTTGAAAATCCAATACTTTAATGATACTTTAAGAGAATCTAATGTTGAAACTGTAAATAATGATTTATTTTTTGAGGGTGGTAATTCTTACATTTACGGTGATGATAACATAATAACTGGTTCAACATATCTTGCTTCATACACTGCAAGTGGTATGCAACTATATGCTAATACATCAAACGCAACAACATCGGGATCTGCAATCCAACCATATCTGTATCAAGGTGTTCAGAATGCAATAAACAATCCAAATAATCCATCAAGTTTTGGATGGGGATTAACAACCGGAAATCCTTACAATCTAGCATCTGGTACGTTCTCACAGAACAGTATAAACATGATAAATCAATGTGGATCCACATTCAATTTTGGATCAACACCATCTAGTTTTGATTTATTCATAATCGGTTCGAGTTCTGAATTTCTTTTAGGTTGGAGTGGATCGTATAATCCAGTTTTTGGTACTGCTGGTACTTCCGGAGGTGGAAGTTGTAATAATGGAACTTGTGGGGAATCTTATATTAAATGGGATGGATGTCAAGTAACTATTCAAAATGCTGTGATAAACGGTGGAACATTTGGATCGGGTGGAACCGGTGGTACACATGGAACATCGGGAACTTCTGGTACATCTGGACAAAGTGGAACTTCTGGTACATCTGGAGTAAGTGGTGCAACCGGTGCAACTGGTTCACCCGGAACATCCGGAACTTCTGGTACATCTGGAGCAAATGGTGCAACTGGTGCAACTGGTTCACCTGGAACATCGGGAACATCTGGAAATAGTGGATCATCGGGTACAAGTGGTTCATCTGGAGAAAGTGGTTCGAGTGGTGTTTCTGGAACATCCGGAACATCTGGAACAAATGGTATAAATGGTATGCCCGGTCAACCAGGAACATCCGGAACATCTGGAGTAAATGGTACATCTGGAACTGCAGGTCTTTCTGGAGACAAATATACAACAACATCTTCTACTTCAAATACAATAGGAACAGGATCAAAAACATTTACAGTTGATACTGGATTACAATTAAGTGTTGGTCAGAATGTAATAGCTGCATATAATAGTTCTAATAAAATGGAAGGGGATATTACATCGTATAACAGTGGAACTGGTGAGTTAATAATAAACATTACAACGATAACAGGAAGTGGTACATATTCAAGTTGGAGTATATCGCTATCTGGTGCTCCTGGACCACAAGGAACTGGTGGAACGTCCGGAACATCTGGAGTTTCTGGAACATCTGGAGTATCGGGAACATCTGGAGAAAGTGGTTCATCTGGAACTTCTGGATTGTCTGGTTCTTCTGGTTCTTCTGGAACATCCGGATTATCTGGAATAAGTGGAACATCTGGAAGTAGTGGACTGAGTGGAACATCCGGTTCGTCCGGAACATCGGGAGAGAAAGGTGATGCTGGTTTGTCTGGAAGTAGTGGAACTTCTGGAGTAAATGGAACATCCGGAAGCAGTGGAAATTCAGGTACATCCGGTACATCTGGTAATTCTGGTTCATCTGGAACAAGTGGTGTTAATGGTCTTGCTGGATCAAGTGGAACTTCTGGTGAGAGTGGAACATCTGGAATTAGTGGTAGTTCTGGAACATCTGGAAGTAGTGGTAGTTCTGGAACATCTGGAGCCGATGGTGCATTTGGTGTGCCGGGCACATCAGGAACATCTGGTGCAAATGGTACATCTGGTACATCTGGACAAACATTTGGTACAAGTGGTACAAGTGGTAATACTGGAACATCCGGAACATCAGGAAATAGTGCTGGTAAGTATACATCTGGATTTGGAACAGGATTTACCAATACTTTTACTTTTACTCATAATTTAGGAACCAGAGATATTATTGTATATGTGCGGGAAAATGCAACTTATGATTTAATACCACCGTATGCTCCTGTTGGTGATGCAACCAAAGAATATGTTGTTACCGCTGATGATAATAATAACGCAACGCTTGTATTTAATGCAAATCCAACTCTGTTACAACATACAGTAATTATTATATCATAAAAAATCTTTTACATATTTATAGTGTAGAATGTATTTATTCAAACATATACACTATGAGAGAGAATAATTGCCAAGTACACAAAGAGACCTAACCAATCTATTTGTTTCCGAATCTTATTATAGATTGCTTCAAACCGATCCCGTTGATGATTCAACACTTCTTGACGGAACTGGATCTCTTGTTACATTATTGGCTGTGTCTGGAACGGTAGATGCGTATTACTTCAAGGGGGATGGTTCACAATTAACCAATCTTTCACCTGCATCTATGCCTTCTGGAACTGTGTCATCATCGGCACAGACACTTTCACACCTTTCGGGAACAAATATAGTATCGAGTTCTGCACAAAGAAGCGTGTTAGGACTTGCAACCACAGACTCACCAACATTTAACAACCTTACTCTGACTGGTGATTTAACTGCTAGACAGTTGATAATATCATCATCGGTGATAAATGTAACCCAATCATTTAGTAGTGGTTCAAATATATTCGGTAACGATATATTAGACACACATCAATTTACAGGTTCAGTTTATGTATCTGGATCAGTATATGGGACATTTGTTGGTGATGGTAGTGGTTTAACAAATCTTGTTGCTGCTGGTACAATATCATCTTCACAACAAATTCAAAATTTTGGATTTATTACATCTAGTGTTTGGGATGATATATTAAACAAACCAAGTGGTATTGTATCTAGTTCCGTTCAAGTATTGGGTGGAACAGGAATAATATCTTCTTCAAATCAAAGAAATTCTATCGGATTGGGTACAACTGATAATGTTGTTTTCGGTAACATATCCGGTAGTAACTTAACAATAGATGGTAATGCATTTATAGACGGAACACTTACTGCTAGAACCTATGTTGTATCATCTTCTATCGTTGATATACAATCAATAAAGGCATCCGGTTCAACGCAATTCGGCGATACCGTAGATGATACTCACCAATTTACTGGTTCATTATTTTTAAGTGGATCATTAACGTCACAAGGTACTATTACCGCTCCACTTTTTAGTGGTGTATTTTCCGGTGTAATATCGTCTTCACAACAAATTCAAGATTTAGGATTTGTTACTGATGGTGAATTGAGTGGCAGTGTATATTGGGATAACATTTTAAGCAAACCAGTCGGTATAGTTTCATCCTCAATTCAAACACTTTCACACTTATTTGGAACAAATATAGTATCTGGTTCCGGACAAAGAGGTGTGTTAGGATTGGCAGAAACAGATTCACCAAGATTTAACACTCTGTATGCAACTAATGCAAACTTTGACGGAAATCTTTTAGTCGGTGGCACTATAACCGCTAGAACTTATGTTGTTTCCTCATCGGTAGTTAATTATCAAACACTACTTGTATCTGGATCATCTCGTTTTGGTGATACATTAGATGATAGACACCAATTTACTGGTTCAATGAGTGTTACAGGCAGCACAACAATAAATGGTGATACAACATTGTCTGGTGATTTATTGATTTTCACTGGATCTGCTTATATGAGTGGAAGTCTGAATGTTGAAGGTACGTTTGTATTACCAACTATAAACCAGCTACCAATAATAGATTCCACTGGTAGCTTAGTTATTTCAGGAAGTAACTTATATTTATTCATATAAACAACTCAAATTTTGGAGAATTAAATGGCAACGTGGAAAAAACTTATAGTATCGGGTAGTGTAGCCGAACTTGCATCGGTGAGTGCTTCGGTTGGGGTATTAGTCGGTACTAATCAACAAATTCAACCAACCCAGGCAAATACTCGTCTTACTGGTTCTTTCACAGGTTCCTTTACAGGAGATGGTACTGGACTGACAGGAGTAACTGCAACTCCATCATTTCCAACAAATGCAACAACTAATCTGGCATCAACTGATAAATTTTTTATCAATGATGATCCAGGTGATGCAACAAGTGGAAATAAGAAATTCACTTATGGAAATCTTCTAACAGACCTTGCGGGTACAGGATTGTCCGTTGAAGCAACAGATAGTCTTTCTGTTAATTCGGGATCAATGCAGACATTTTTTAACTCATCATCTTATGCTGGTGTAAGTGGTGATATTCTCATCAATGCATCAACTGGTGTTGCAACCATACAAGCTAATTCGGTTGCTCTCGGAACTGATACAACCGGTGATTATGTTGCAACAGTTTCCGGTTCCGGTGCTATTGTATCAAGTGTAACAAGTGGTGAGGGTAGTACACCAAACATTACTTTGAACACTGCATCAACCACATTTACAAGTGGTGTAGTATCTGCTCTTCCTACTGGAACAGTTAGTGGTTCATCATTCAGTTCTCCATCACAAGGCACAGTTCGTGCAGTGATTAACGGTGTTCAAACCGATGTTGATACCGGTCTTCAAACTGGCGATAGTCCTCAATTTGTTGATGTCACTCTTACAGGTGATATTGCAGTTAATGGTGGTGATATTACAACATCCGCTGCAACATTTAATGTTGCTACAACAAATGCAACAACAATAAATGTTGGTACTACTGGTGCTACTGCAGTTAATATAGGTAATGGTTCATCAACAACAACTGTAAATAATAAACTTGTTGTTAGTGGTGATTTGGTTGTCAATGGTACAACAACAACTGTTGATACTACAAACATTACTATTGAAGACAAGTTTGCCCTATTTGCGTCTGGTTCAGATACAAATACAGATGGTGGTATAATAATACAACAGGCAGCAAGTACAGGATATGCATTGGGTGTTGATGCGAGTGCAGATCGTTGGGCATTACAAAATAATGCATCTCCAACTGCAACATCTCTAACTCCAGATGCGTTCATGGGTGTTGTACAAGAAGGTACTGCGAATCCAGCATCCGATCCTGTTTATGGTGGTGCAAGTGGATTTGGAACCATTTTTGTTGATAGTAATACTGGAAACATTTGGATATATTCATAAAATTTTGTATATTTGTTATGAAAAATAATAGGTTTTATCATGGGTTTAGTTAAAAAAGAAAATAATGAAAATAATACAATACCTCCAATTCCTTCTTTTTCTAAGGAGGAATTGGAATTTTTATTAAAATTGATTTCCGATAGTACATTTAAGGGAAAAGAGGTTCAAGTCGTATATGATCTTGTTTACAAACTTCAGCAGTTATATTTGAAATGAGTTTGAAAATATCAAATAATGGTGGAAATGGTGGATTTATATTGAGACGTGTATCTACGAGTGGATCATTTTCATTAACAGCATCAACCACTCCGGTAACAGAGTCTATCGGATGGGAAGTTTTATTGAGATATAATGGTAAAAAAGTAACTTCAGCAAATTGGACTGCATCTATATTACGAACTAATATGGGAAATCCTGGAACAACTCTTTTTAGAAGTGCCAGTTTAACAAGTACAACAGCAAGTTCAAGAACAACATTCGGGGATTCACAGGGTCTTTATCCTGCATTCTTTAATAAAACAAATATAACAAAAATTGCTTTTGTAGATGGGACATCTAATTCAAATGATCCAACATCACATAATAATTATCTGATATACGATTTAGTAGAATCAACTCAAACAGAATCTATTTACAATATATTAGATAGATTGGATAGGTTTCAACAGACCGCATCAAGGTTTGACGGTGGAGCTGTTTTAGACAACATCAAATGGACTGCATCAAGTGCAAGGTTTCATACTGCAGGTGTTAATGGTTATTCCGGTCTACTTGTTGCAAGTGGTGGTAATTCATTCAGAACAAATACAACACCAGCCGCAGTTCCAACTAGATTTGTTATTATGGGAATAAATCTGGATTCAGATAATGATATTCAAGCATTATGTGCATTTACAGGATCACTATCATCAACAAGTGGAAAGGGCGATGCGTGGAGAAATGATAACCCATTGCAAACATTTTGGTCTTATTGGGGCAATGACTTTCATAGCAACTCTCAAACACAAAGAATAGGAAATTCACTACAAACTGCTCCTGGAGTTGCAACCGGTGCATCATATACTGGAAGCGTTTACGTTTTGGCATATTAAATTAAAGGTGTTTTGTGAAAAAAGTTTTGTTTATTGTGCCACATCTTTCAACGGGTGGCCTTCCTCAATATACACTATCTCTAATAAAAAAAATAATAAATGATGTTGATGTCTACTGTATAGAGTATTCTATGATAGCAGATATTTTCGTTGTTCAAAGAAAACAGATAGTAAAATTACTTGGAGACAAGTTCTACTCTTTATCAGAAGATAAAAACGAATTGAATGAAATAGTTAAAAAAATAAATCCTGATATTGTACACTTACAAGAAATACCAGAATTTTTTATGAAAACAGATGTTTCCGTTGAACTATATTCAGTTGATAGACCATATAAAATAATAGAGACATCACACGATTCTTCCTTTGATATTAGAAATAAGACATTTTTTCCTGATAAATTTGCACTTATATCAGAATACCAAAGAAAAGAATTTTCAAAATTAAATATACCAATTACGATTCTTGAAAACGATATTGAGTATAAAGAAAGACAGAGTAGAGAAGATGGATTGAAAAAATTAGGATTGAATTCAAATATCAAACATATACTTAACGTTGGTTTATTCAGTCCAAGAAAAAATCAATCAGAAATTTTTGAATATGCTCGTAAACTCCAAGAATATCCGATACAGTTTCATTTTGTTGGAAATCAAGCAGATAATTTCAAAATGTATTGGGAACCATTAGTTAAGAATTGTCCACCTAATGTTAAGATTTGGGGTGAACGTGGCGATGTTGATAATTTCTATTCTTGTATGGATTTGTTTTTGTTCACATCAAGAGGGACTGAAAATGATAAAGAAACTAGTCCACTTGTAATAAGAGAATCGATAGGTTACAATTTACCTTCTTTGATATACAACTTACCTGTTTATTTGGGTATGTATGATAAATATGAATCTATATCCTATTTGGATTTTGATGATTTGAATAAAAATATAAAAAAGATAGTTGATAAATTAGGTATTTCAATAAATTCAGTCGATGAACAAATAATGGATTCTAAAATGGAAAATGGTAGATTTACAGTAGAATATGATAACACGGAAAATAAAATATATTATTCACATAATTTAGATTTTGATGATGTTGTTGTTTCGGTAAAAGACATGGATTCTAATGCAGTCATGTGGTCTGTAAAACATCCAAAGTATGTGAGAGATTCAAAATTTTGGATAATACCCGTTCCAAAAAATCATTATGATTTCGATAAAGAACCAACTTTTGGCGGATTTAATGTTGAAATATATTCAAATGGAAATTTTATAGATAGTAAAAGAATACGAATAAAAACCCCAAGTGTTGAAAAACCATTTATACATATGAAAAATATAACAGAACCAACGTTTTTCAATTACAATGAATTTTTCATAGACAGAATTTATGATCCATATTTGAAAGGAAAGACTTTTGATACAGTAGTGGATGTTGGTGCTAATGTTGGTATGTGGATAGAATACATAAGAACTGTTTCGAGTGTAAAAAGGATATATGCAATAGAACCTAATATAAACGCATTAAAAACATTGAGAGATTCATTTGATAATATAGAAATAATAGACTCGGCACTTCATTATGAAAACGGCAAATTGAGTTTGTATACACATGATAACAACTCTACCGTTTCTGCTATACAAAATCATTCTTCTTTTTCAGATACATATTCAGTAAATGCAATTACATTAAAATCATTTATTGAAAAAAATCGTGTAGATAGAATAAATTTATTAAAAATAGATATAGAATCTGCTGAATATGATTTGATAAATTCATTTGATTCCGATGATTTCAATTTGATAGATAATATACTTGTTGAATATCACTTACTTGGATCAAAAACGATCGATGATGTTCGAGGATTAGAAGATACACTCAAATCTAATGGGTATTCAATATCAACTCGTAATATGAACTCTGTTGGTGGTTTTATTTTTGCTAAGAAAGGGTGATACAAATGAGAATAGCACAAGTTAATTTGGGATTACTACCGATTCCGCCTAATAGTTGGGGTGCAGTTGAAAAAATAATTTGGGAATATAAATGTGAATTGGAAAAATTAGGACATATTGTAGATATACCATATATCAATGAAATTGAATCCGGTGTGTATGATATTGTCCATGTTCATGCATGGAATCATGCATTAGAAATGTATAAAAAGGGAATACCGTACATATACACTTGTCATGATCATCATGTATATCTTGCTGGAAAGGAAACCCAATTATACACTGATAATTTATTGGCAATGAAATTGGCAGAAGTTGCAATAGTTCCTGCACCATTCTTAATAGAATACTTTGATGGATTTCCGATTTATTTGGAACATGGTGTTTCGTTAAACAACTATACTATTAAAAAAGAAATAAACGAACATAAAATAATTTGTGTTGGGAACAACGGAGTTATTTCAAATCCAACATTCGATAGAAAAGGATTTAGATATGCAATAGAGGCGGCCACTAAATTAAATTTACCAATTACGGTAATTGGTCCAACTAATAACAATAAACAGTTTTTCGATAAGAATAGAAATTTACTAAGACCAAATGTTGATATAAAATATGATTTGACGGATGATGAATTAGTAGATAACTACTCAAATCATACCATATTAGTTCATGCGACTAGCATAGAGGCGGGACATCCACCCTTAACTATATTGGAGGCAGCTTCATCTGGACTTCCTGTTATTACAACAGACTGTTCTGGTGATTTGCATACTACACAAATTGAAAGGGATGTTGACGATATTGTTAGTAAAATCCAATATGTTATGGAAAACTATGAATCTGAAAAGTTAAAAACATTAGATAGTGTACAGAACTTTGATTGGAAAAATGTTGTATCTAAATTAGATAAAATATATGAAACAGTATCTAAGACTGATATGAAAAATGTTGCAATAAGAATTTATGAAAATACAAAACGTCTAAATTATGAAAACATACTTGATATAAATTTCATAGATGGACCGAAGGTAAAAATAACAGGACAATTTCCAGAACAATACAACGTTAAATTTATAGATAAATCAAAGGGTGAAGTTGTATACTCTGCGGATATTTCAACAAATTCTTGGGCAAAGGCAAATAAGAAAAAGTTTGTAGACTGGAAAATAGTCATAACTGATTCAAAAAATAATGTTATAGAACACAATTTTGATTTGAATAATAAAAAAGTATTGATATACATTGATTCAAATTCGATAGGAGATACTATTGCTTGGATTCCATATGTTGATGAATTTAGAAAAAAACATAATTGTAAAACATATGTATTCTCTTTTCACAATTCACTTTTCAGTGAATCATATCCTGAAATTACTTTTTTGGATAAAATAGATAATTTTTTAGATTTTGATTGTGCGTATAAAATAGGTTGGTATTATACTGATGACAAAAACTTTAATACAGATATAAATGAAAATCCACCAAATACAATACCACTTCAAAAAACCATAACCGATATACTCGGTTTGGATTATTCGGAAATCAAACCAAAAATAAAACAACTTTCAGTTTATGAAACAGATAAACCATATATCTGTATAGCAGTTCACTCGACCGCTCAGGCAAAATACTGGAATAATCCAACTGGTTGGCAAGAATTAGTTGATTATGTAAAATCATTTGGATATGAAGTTTATTTGATTTCAAAAGAAGAAGATGGATATATGGGTAATAAACAACCAAATGGTATTATTAAAATAAATAACAAATCATTGGAAGAAATTGGTTCGATATTGAAAGGTGCTAAGTTTTTCGTTGGATTGGGAAGTGGATTAACTTGGTTTTCTTGGGCATTAAACGTTCCAACCATATTGATAAGCGGGTTTTCAGAACCATGGCAAGAAATGAAATCTGATGTGATTCGTGTAATAAACAAAGATGTTTGTCATGGTTGTTTTGCTAAACATCTGTTTGATAGAGGAGATTGGAATTGGTGTCCAGAACACAAAGGTACTGAAAGACAGTTTGAATGTACAAAATCAATAACATTTGATATGGTAAAACCTCATATTGAAAATCTATTGAAAATGTAATTCTACATATTTATTGGTATTGATATAAACTGTGGAGTTCTATTTTGTCTAATTGGAAAAAACTTATAGTAAGTGGTAGTCAGGCACACCTTGCATCTGTAACTGCTTCTAATGGTATCGTAATAACTGGATCATTGGTTACAACGGGTTCTAATACACTTATTGGTAGAACAAATTTAACCGGTAGTTTATACATAACTGGCAGTGAAGACATTGTTGGTTATATCGGTTTACAACCAGTTGCAGATTTAGCAATACCTACTGATAAATCCGCTTCGTATATCTACACAAGTGGTTCAACAAACGATTTATACTTCACTCAATACAATGGTGCATTTACCAATACAATCCGTCTTCGTTGGTTAGAAGGGAATATGTATACTGGATTGTTGCACGGTGGATTGATTACATCTGCTTCTTCAACAACATTTAATGTATCATCTGGTAGTGGAATTATTGTTAATCTAAATGCAAGTATAAATACCGATCCTTATCCAACCATAGAGTTTGTAAACTGGCCAACATATACATCACAAACCTTAACATATAGAACTTCATCCATTCAAACATTTCTTGGAATAGGGAGTGGTGGTGGAATTACACAACAAACTCAACCATTTAACAATGGGGAGTATAATACTAAAATTTCACTTGGAACAGTTTTACATCAGAATTTAAGTACAATAAACGGTACAATTACATATCCAAATACCGCATATGGTTACAAACAAAGAACATATGATTTCATAAAGGCATTTGGACCACTTAAACTTTCTGGTCTAACAATAGTTCCATCGTCATCATTAGGTTTGACGGTTAGTAGTGGAACTGCATTTGCTGACGGTAGAAATTATCAAGTTGATCCGAATAATCCAAGTTATATTGTTGATCCTGGAACATCGGTATCTAAAATTTTTAGATATTATCAATCTGGCTCATCTTTTGTCCAAGATACTAACGGTGGTCTTGGATATACAGTAATTGATCCTGGAAACTATAATCCAAATAATGACGGTATATTAACCACAACAAGTCCATCAAAATTTACAATACAGAGAGTATTCTGGTACCCAAATAGTGCAACAAAAGGTATTGTTGTTTATTACGGTAGTGTTGAATATGGGACTATAAACGAAGCATTAACAAATCTTGAAATAGAAACTTTTAATGAAACACCAAATACTCAACAAAATGCAGTTTATCTTGGTGCTATTGTCATAAAAGGTAATGGAACTTTTAATACATCAAATGATTATCAAATATCACCTGGTGGTTTATTTAGGTCTGTTGGTGGGGCAGGAGGTGGTGGATCTCCTGTAACAACACTGCTAACTGGATTATCTGATGTAAATATATCTGGTCCAACTGATCGTCAAGCATTTGTATATGATGATATAAATTCCAAATGGATAAATTCATCTTTCATTAGTGCATCCATATCTGGAAATGCTGCAACGGCAACAACTGCTTCTTATTCGATTAGTTCATCCTATGCCGTAACATCATCTTTTGCATCAAGTTCACCTGCCGTATATGATTTTGGTTCATTTGCAACACCAACTGATGTTGGTGGTGGTGGAAATTTTGGTATAGTAACCGATGGTGACAAGGGTGATATTACCGTAACAAGTTCTGGAAGTATTTGGACTATTGATAATGATGTAGTAACATACGCTAAAATACAAAATGTAACTACATCATCAGTATTACTCGGCCGTGCAACTACTGGTGCAGGAAACATTGAAGAAATAATACTCGGAAGTGGACTAACAATGTCCGGATCTACATTGTCTGCCGCAGGTGGTGGTGCAGGAATGCAAGTGCAAATAGATACAATTACAACCTCAAGCACTTGGACTCCTCCTGCTTGGGGAAAGTATTTCAAAGTTTATTTAGTTGGAGGTGGTGGTGGAGCTGGATCTGGTGCAAGACAAGCAACTACATCTACACGATATGGTGGTGGTGGTGGTGCTCCTGCATCATCGGTATGGGTTGAATTAAATAATACACAAGTAACTGGTAGCGTATCTGTAACTATTGGAGCCGGTGGTGCGGGTGGTACAAGTATAACAACCGATAATACAAACGGTAATAATGGATCTCCTGGTGGAGCAACATCTTTTGGTTCATTTACAAGTACATATACTTCTGGTGGTGGTAATGGTGGGACAACTTCTTCTGGTAATAGAGGAGCCGCTATTTCAGTAATAAGTAACTTTGCACCTAGTTCAACACTTGGTGGTCAAAATGGTTCAAATGGAAGTCCAGGAACGGTATCTGGAGTATCAAATCAAAGTTTGTCTTATACTGGAAATTTTGGAGGTGCAGGTGGAGCGGGTGCCGCTGGAAGTAGTACAACAACTGCAAATGGTGGTACGATTGATTATTGGTCTGTAATTTTGCCATCAGTTTCAGTTTCAACCGGAGGTACTAACGGTGGTAATGGAAATGATGGAGTTTCTTTTACTTATAGTTATTTGACAGTTGGGACTCCTGGCGGCGGCGGCTCTTACAAAACAGGGCAAGCAACTGGACGCGGTGGTGATGGATCATACGGCGCGGGCGGTGGCGGCGGCGCTGCTTCTGATAACGGATATGCAAGTGGTCGTGGTGGTAATGGTGGAAATGGTATTTGTATTATAGTAAGTATAGGATAAAAATGAGATATGCTTTAATAAATGAAGATGGTTTTGTAACTAATATAGTTATATGGGACGGTATTTCAGAAGTACAATGGCCAGATGGTTGCACTGCCGTACCAGCTACATCTGAACATGAGACAGACTTTGGTGCAAAAAATGTACAGTCTCAATCAAATCAGACACCATTAACTGATGATGAAACGGAGTTGCTTAGAAGTTTGCTTAATAGGATAAATGCAAATGGTAACTAAAATAATTTATATTGAATTTACACGAGTATTTTAATGCCACTACGATTAAGACGCGGAACGGAAGCTGATAGAACAAGTATAACACCTGTTCAAGGTGAACCAATATACACAACAGATACCAAAAAATTTTATATCGGTGACGGTGTAACTGCTGGTGGTGTTGAATTTGGTGTTGCTGGAACATCTGGAACATCTGGAGCAAACGGTACAAGTGGAACTTCCGGTGCAAACGGAACATCAGGAACATCCGGAAATTCTGGTTCATCGGGAAGTTCTGGAACAAGTGGTTCTTCTGGTACATCGGGAACTTCTGGAGCAAACGGTACATCGGGAACATCTGGAGCTAATGGAGCTAATGGTACAAGTGGAAGTAGTGGTACATCTGGTGAATCTGGATCTTCTGGAACATCTGGTGAATCCGGATCTTCAGGTAGTTCAGGTTCATCTGGAATTTCTGGAGTAGATGGTGTATCTGGAACATCTGGTACATCTGGTGTTAATGGAAGTGGTGGTTCATCTGGAACATCTGGAACAAGTGGTTCGTCTGGAACATCTGGTGAAACTGGTCTAAGTGGAACTTCTGGTTCATCTGGAAGTTCTGGATCATCTGGAACCTCTGGTTCATCTGGAAGTTCTGGATTTAATGGTAGCAGTGGTTCATCTGGAACATCTGGTACTGGATTTTCAACAATATCGAATGCATCTGATAATAGAATACTAACATCCGATGGTAGTTCCAATTCTGCCAATGCAGAGACTAATCTATCATTTAATGGAAGTTTGCTTACACTTGTTGGTGATCAAATAATAACTGGATCGCTTGTAATAACACAAAATTTAAGTGTATTCGGTTCTTCATCTATAACATATGTAACTGCATCTCAACTTGCAGTGAGTTCATCTAAAATTTCAGTAAATGTTTTTGAACCTGCAGAAAGATTTGGTGGACTCGTTGTTTACGATAGTGGTTCTCTTTCACACCAAGCAACATCATCATTATTATGGGATAGTCAAAATAATAAATGGATATATCAACAGGTTAGTGGATCAACATATTCTGGTGGAATGTTTATATCTGGACCAAGAAATACTGGTTCACTTGGGGACGAATCCGGTCTTACTCTAAATTATATTGCAAAATCACAAGGTAGTGACCACATTACAAATTCAAATATATTTGATAACGGTTCACGTGTTACCATTTATTCAAACACCGATATAACGGGTTCATTGGACATAAATGGTTCACTGATAATAAACGGAACAAGTTATTCTGCTGCAACATCTGGTACATCTGGAACTTCTGGTGCTACTGGTGTATCCGGAACAAGTGGTACATCCGGTGCAACCGGTGCAACTGGAACATCTGGAACTTCTGGTGCAAATGGGACATCTGGAACAAGTGGTACATCTGGTGCAACCGGTGCAACTGGAACATCTGGAACTTCTGGCACTGGATTTTCAACAATTTCTAACGCATCTGATAATAGAATACTAACATCCGATGGTAGTTCTAATTCTGCCAATGCAGAGACTAATCTATCATTTGATGGAACAACATTAAACATTACGGGCAGTGCTATTATATCAGCAACTACAAGATTGACTGATATTGAAGAAAGAGAAGCAACTGTTGTAATAGGTGGTGTTCCCACTGGATTGACACTTGATTTATCAAGTGCTAACGTTTTTGAAGTAACTGTAAATAATAATGTAAACAGTTTTACAATAACAAATCCACCTGCAACAAATTATGCTGGTAGTTTTACATTAGTTACAACTGGAAATGGAAGCCCTTATGTTTGGAATTGGGGTTCTGCTGTTACTTGGTCTGGTGGATTGCCACCATCTGTTACATCAACAAATGGAAAAAAAGATATTTATGGTTTTATTACAACAAATCAAGGAACTAATTGGTATGGTTTTATTGGTGCTCAAAATCTATAAGGTTATACTATGATAAAGGATATATTACTCAATGTTTCTAGATCATATACCCCATACATACCAACAACTGAATTGTGGGGTAATGGTAATACCGCTTGGGGACAATTAAATAATTCTATTTCCGAAGGATTTTTTAGAGATGTTGTTTCTGGAACAACATGGTCAGTGGTTTCCGTTGGAGCGTCACATACGATGGCTGTTAAAACGGATGGCACACTTTGGGGTTGGGGTAGAAATTTAGATGGACAGTTGGGTACAAATGATTCTGTTAGTAGATCATCTCCAGTTCAAATTGGTACACTAAATACATGGTCTAATGTAAAAGCCGGCAATGCCGAAACTATTGCTATAAGAACAAATGGAACGTTATGGGCATGGGGAAATAATATCAGTAGTCAAATAGGAGATGGTACGACTATAAATCGTTCATCTCCAGTTCAAATTGGAACGCTTACAAATTGGTCATCTTTTGTAGCTCCAAATGCAAGTAGTAATAAACACAGTATTGGAATAACAAGTGATGGAAAATTATGGGGTTGGGGTTCTGATGCAAATGGGGGGTTGTCAATATACCCACCTGCTTCAGAATTAGCGATTGTAAATTATCCTCAAAATTGGGCAAACGGAACAACAACAGTTGGTAATAATGCCACTATAACCATGATAAAAACCGATGGGACATTATGGGGTTGGGGTTCTGAAACCGATGGTATGTTATGGACAACGGGATCATTTGTTTTTAAATCATCTCCAGTTCAATTAGGAACTTTAACAAATTGGAGTAAAGTTTTTTCTGGAGGAAATCATACCGTTGCAATTAAAACAGATGGAACATTGTGGGGTTGGGGATTTAATGTGGATGGATCCATAGGACAAGGTACAGTTAATTTTACATTTTCTTCCCCAATTCAAATTGGAAATCTAAATTCTTGGACAGAGATTTCAGCTGGAAACTCATTTACCATGGCGATAAGAAATACTGGTACGCTTTGGTCGTGGGGAACTAATACATCTGGACAATTAGGAAGTGGCGTAACTACCAGTAGATCATCTCCAGTTCAAATTGGGGCACAAACCGATTGGTCAAAAATTTCATCTGGTGCCTCATTTACTATGGCAATTAAAACAACTGGAACATTATGGGGATGGGGTGGAAATACTGCCGGTCAACTAGGAATTGGCACCAATACTAATAGATCATCTCCTGTTCAAATCGGAACATTAAGTAATTGGTCTCAGATTTCTGCAGGTATGAGTTATACCATGGCAATAAAAACCGATGGAACATTGTGGGGTTGGGGTGAAAATAACTTTGGTCAATTAGGAATTGGTGTAACTGGCAACATATCTTCTCCAGTTCAAATCGGAACATTGACCAACTGGTCATCTGTATTTTCTGGCGGTGGTCATGTAATGGCGATCAAAACAGACGGTACATTGTGGACATGGGGATCAAATAATGGTGGAGTATTTGGGATTGGTGACACTATATCTAGATCATCTCCAATTCAAGTTGGAGTATTAACGAATTGGAATAAACCTGTTTTAGGTAGAATGACCGGTTATAGATATACACTTGTAATAAACAATAGTAATCAACTTTATGGTGCAGGTGAGTCTCCATATTCATTAAGACAAGTAATTTACAGTGTGCCTACTCAACTTGGTTCAACAAATGATTGGTCAAACGCAGCAATATGTAGCAATAGCACTTTGGCAATAAAATATGATGGAACATTATGGAGTTGGGGATCAAATACAAATGGTCAATTAGGAGACGGAACATCTATATCTAAAATAAGTCCAGTTCAAATTGGAACATTAACCAACTGGTCATCTGTATTTTCTGGTGGTGCACATGTAATGTCAATTAAAACAGACGGTACATTATGGTCGTGGGGTAGTGATAGTAACGGTATATTAGGATTGTCTACTAATTTTGTAAATAGATCATCTCCTGTTCAAATTGGAACGTTAAATTCTTGGATTACCACCGGTTTATCTGGTACAAATAGTTTTGCAATAAGAAATGATAATACATTATGGTTGTGGGGATCTATAAATACTCCATTATCAACACAAACTGGATCTCCTGGTGGATCAAATAATCAGTCATCCCCCGTACAAATAGGAACTTTGAACAGTTGGTCACAAGTTTCTTCCGGTGGAACAGGAAATGTTGTGCATGCAATAGATACAACATCAAGATTGCAGTCGATTGGACCAACAACTGGAACAGATTTAAGAAGTGGTATAAATTGGGATTATGTTTCACCTAATCAAATTGGTAATATCACACAATGGAAAATGACTTCGGCAGGATTTTCACATACTATGGCAATTAGTAGTAGTGGTGCACTTTGGGCATGGGGAATAAATTCAATCGGTCAGTTAGGAGATAACAGTATAATAAATAAAAATTCTCCAGTTCAAATCGGAACGAGAACCGATTGGAATGTGGTAGAAAGTGGAGCACTCGTAACCTATGCTATCACAAATAATAATGTTTTATTTGCATGGGGTGAGGCATCATCTGGTAAATTAGGTATAAATAATGATATTGTTAGTAGATCTAGTCCAGTTCAAGTTGGTGTATTTACTGACTGGTCATCTATATCGGCAAAAGGTGATAATAGTGCTGCTGCAATACGATCTAACAATACATTGTGGACATGGGGATCTGATAATTTTATAGGTACATTAGGTCAAAACGTATCAAATGTAAATAGATCAGTTCCAACACAAGTTGGCACATTAACAAATTGGGCAAAAGTTTCTGCTGGTGACCAGGGACATATGTTAGCTGTTAAAACAGACGGTACACTTTGGGGTTGGGGTCGTAATACAAGTGGTCAAGTAGGAGACGGCACTGCTGTTAATCGTTCATCTCCGGTTCAAATTGGAACTTTAACAAACTGGCATTCAGTTGAAACCGGTTATCTGAGGAGTTTTGGTATAAAAACGGATGGAACACTTTGGTTTTGGGGTAATGCTTCTGATACTTTGGCTGGAACAAATCGAAACACTTATGTTCCAAATAAAATACCAACTGATAGAAGTTTTAAATCGATTTCAACTGGAGGAACTGATTTTACAATAGCTCTTGCAACAGATAACAGTATTTGGTCATGGGGACCAAATTCATTTGGTCAATTAGGGAATGGAACTATTACAACACGATCTTCTCCTGTTCAAATCGGAACATTAAGTAACTGGTCTCAGATTTCTGCAGGTTCAAGTTATACCATGGCAATACAAACAAATGGTACATTATGGGCTTGGGGTAACAATGCAAATGGTAGACTAGGTACTGGAAATACAACAAGTTATTCTTCTCCAGTCCAAGTTGGTACATTAAATAATTGGTCCAAGATTGATGCATCATTTTCACATACGATGGCAGTAAAAACGGATGGAACACTTTGGACTTGGGGTAGCAATAATAATGGTAGATTGGGTGATAATACCACATCATTCCGTTCTTCTCCTGTTCAAATAGGAACTTTAAATAATTGGTCATTAGTTTCTGCTGGTGATGCTCACTCGGTATCTATAAAAACAGATGGTACACTTTGGGGTTGGGGATTAAATTCAAGTGGTCAATTAGGAGACGGAACCGTTGTAACACGATCTTCTCCTGTTCAAATAGGAACTTTAAATAATTGGTCAAAAATTGCTGCCGGAATTACGTATGCAATGGCTATTAAAACCGATGGGACATTATGGGGTTGGGGTGCAAACGGGAATGGTCAATTAGGAATTGGTGTAACTACTAATAGATCTTCTCCCGTTCAAATAGGAACTTTAAATAATTGGTCGGAAGTATACATAACCAATACAGACTTTCAAGTAACTACTTTAGCAATTCAAAATAATGGTTATGTTTGGGGTTGGGGTACTGGTAATTATCAATTTGGAACAGCTAATGTAATTAGTAGATCCAGTCCAATTCAAATTACTTCAATCCCGACTTTCGCAAGTGCATCATTAGGTCAGTATGTTGTAATTGGATTACAAAATGATGGATCATTATGGTCTTGGGGTTTATCAAATAGTGGAAATTTAGGTTATGACCAAAATTTTAATATAAATAGATCATCCCCAATTCAACTGGGTAATGATACAGATTGGTTGAATGCCGTTATATCAAATTCTCAATCCGGTCTCAACAATAACGAAGATTCTACCGTTGTAGTAAAATCTAATAATACTGTATGGGTATGGGGTAATAATAATTTTGGACAATTAGGAACCGGAGATAAAATAAGTCGTTCACTGATTACGCAAATAGGAACACAATACAGTTGGATTTCCGGAAGTGTTGGTAATCGGCATTCTATGATTATTAGAAATTATTGATAAAAACATTTGTTTTATTTATGAAAATTACTTATATTAGTAATTAAAAATAAGAGGTTATGATTATGGACAAAAAAATACATCCACTTGATGAGGCATTATCATATGCAGTAGGTGGAAAACCAGAAATTAGTGAACAGATATTAAGAGAACAGTCACAAGATGATACAAGAGTTCTTTTTAATTTAGGATGGCATGAAATGCGTCATGGAAATATGATTAAAGCATTTGAACATTTTAATTACGGTCGTTTCATAAATGTTTTTGGATTACCAGCACTTCCTGGAAAAATATGGAAAAATGAACCACTTGAAAATAAAACTCTTTTATTTAGATGTGAAGGTGGTTATGGTGATCAAATACTAAATTTTCGTTTCGCTAAAAAATTTCAGGAAATGGGTGCAAGAGTTTTGGTTTCATGTGCTCCTGAAATAAAAGAATTATTTTCTCGTCAAGGATTTATTTGTGTAGATAATGAGATTGTAATGGGTGCCCACTATGACTATTGGGTCCCAGCAATGTCAGCTGCTTATGTATTGGGAATGGAATTAGATGATTTGGATGGATCTCCTTTTATATCTGCAAAAGAACCGAGAAAATTATTTTCAAAAGAAGGAACTTTAAAAGTAGGTATTAGATGGAGTGGTTCACCAGATTTTGAAGATGAACAACATAGAAGATTTCCTCCAGATTTAATGATTAACCTGCATGATATTCCAAATACAACATTTTATTCACTTCAAAGAGATGAAAATTTAGTAGATGGCCTTCCATTTGGTGATATGAGAGAACAAATGAAGACATGGGAAGAAACTGCTAATATAATAGCCGGATGTGATTTAATAATTTCTTCTTGTACTTCTGTTGCACATTTAGCAGCTGCTATGGGAAAACCAACATGGATAGTGATTCCAATAATGCCGTATTACACATGGGTTGTTCCAGGAAATACATCAGCTTGGTATGATTCCGTTAGATTATTTAGACAAGAAAAATATGGAGAATGGGACGAACCGTTTCTAAAAATTAGAGAAGAACTTATCAAATTAGCTGAGGGATATAAATAATGATAAACCATTATTACTACAAAATTCCAGGTTGGTTTGTTCAAGAAAAACTTTTTACACAAATGGTTCTTTCTTGTAATGATGTGGATCAGTATCATTTTGTTGAAATTGGTAGCTGGAAAGGAAAAAGTTCAACATATATGGGTGTTGAGATAATAAATAGTGGTAAGAAAATTACTTTTGATTGTATAGATACATGGGAGGGTTCATCAGAACATTTAGATAAAAAAAATGATTCATATGAACCTTTATTAGAAATACCAAATGGTTTATACGATGAGTTCATAAAAAATACGTATTCTATTAAATCTGTAATAAATCCAATTAGAATGTCTTCAACTGAAGCATCAAAACTATATGAAAATGAAAGTTTGGATTTTATTTTTATAGATGCAGCACATGATTACGCGAGTGTTAAATCTGATATAGAACATTGGTTTCCAAAGTTGAAAAAAGGTGGATATATTGCCGGTGATGATTATGCATGGCCTTCCGTTATGGATGCAGTCGATGATTTTTTTGGTAAACCAAATGTAATTAAAATAAAAGCAGCTGCATATAATTATGCTGAACAAACATGGTTATTTAAAAGGTAAATGATATGAACTTAGATATTATATTAAGAACACATGATTTGATAGACATTCATCCATCAAGAGAACCAAGATATTGTGGAGTTGATAAACAAACTTTAATAAGAAAATGTGTAAAATCGTTAGTAAATTCTGCAGAAAACTATAAAGATGGTAAGATAAAATTTATATGGTTAGACGATCATTCATTTCAAAAAACAGTAGATTATTTACACGATATATTTAAAAATTCAAAACACGAATACAAATATATTCCTTTAGAAGAAAAAGGATTTAACTATTCTGGATATATGCAATTTGAAATGGGTAGAGCTTCAACTGCAGATCTAGTTTATTTTGTAGAAGATGATTATTTACATTTTCCAACTGCAATAGAAGAAATGGTGGATTCATATAAAACATTCAAGAAAAATTTAGGAATTGAAGTGGGATTACACCCATTTGATGATCCAGATAACTACAAACCAAATTACATAGATGAATGTAGAATAGTTTTAGGAAAAAATAGAAGATGGAGAACAAATAAGTATTCTACTTTCGTTTTCATGTGTAGTCCAGAACTTGTTAGAAAACATTGGAGTAGATTTTATATGTTATCAACCGAATATATGACTGAGTGGGGTGAACGAAATTTAGTACATGAAGGAACAACAATAAATCATATTTGGAGATGGGAGGCGAAATTATTTACACCAATCACTTCACTTGCACTTCATATGGGATTTAATGAACAAAAGGATCCATTTTTGGATTGGGAAAATTTGTGGAATAGTATAGAGATTTAAAGATGAAAATATCATACCATACATTATATTGGGATAATGTAGACGATAGAATACTACAATCCCACAAACGAGTTATGAAACACTTCGGAATAGATATACAGTATTCAAATATGAATGTCAATCAAGGAATATGGATGACAGGAGTTTGCCGTAATACTATATCTGATGTTTATGTTTTTTTTGAAATCGATTGTGTTCCTCTTAATCGAAAAATAATCGATGATTCTATAAAATATGCATTAGATAATAAATCGTTTGTAGGTGCAGCTCAAGTTTCTAATCATATTCCACCAAAAACCCATGTATATGCAGCTCCTTGTTTTTTAGTTTTATCAAAAACTTGTTATGAAGAACTAGATATGCCTTCTTTTTACTTATCAGAAAGATCTGATACAGCAGAAGAATTGAGTTATACTGCTGAATATCATGGAAAAACATATCGATGTTTATACCCAACAAAATTTGATGGTGTTCCAAAATACGATGGTGTTTGGAGAATGTCAAATTATGGATATTATGGAATAGGAACACTCTATAATGATAACATTTATCATTTGTTTGAGAGCAGATGGGGTGATCACATAGATTTATTTGAAAAAAGATGTAATCAAATAATTGAAGGTAATTTTGATACATCATCTATGTACAATTCATTGGATGAATTTGTAAACGATAAAACTAAATAAAATTTATATTTATATTTAGACTTTTTGATTTAAAAACGGATGTATAAATGAGATATGCTTATGTTAAAAACGGTGTTGTTGTAGAATCAAATAGACTCTTACCTATAACTTGGGAAAATATATCAAATTTTAATCTTTTGGATATTGATATTTTGAAATCTTATGGGTGGATTCCATATAGATTCCAAGCATCAGATGTTCCCGATGGGTATAAAATAATTGGAAGACATTTTGAAATTTATGAAAGTGAAGTGGTAGAATATGAAGATATAGAAAAAATTACAGAAGAAGAAATTCAATTAAGAATAACTAATATGTGGATAGAAATTCGTTCACGTAGAAACATTGAATTGGTAGAAAGCGATTGGACACAAGTTCTTGATAGTCCTTTTACGCCAGAAGAAAGGGAAGAGTGGCAATTATATCGTCAATCACTGAGAGATATAACATTACAATCGGATCCTTTCAATATAGTTTGGCCTACTAAACCTGGAACACAAAATGAACAATAAAATTGTTAGACTGATAAAAGAAATGAATCTTGCCATATTCAATGAAAATGAATTAGTGGATAGAGATATTGTTGTTCTGTATCCTGGCAAATTTCAACCGATGGCAATTTATCATCGTGAAGAATATGAAAGAATTTGCCGTAAGTTCGATAAGGATAACGTAATCATTGTTACAAATGACATTACAGATCCGATAGAAAAACCATTGACATATGACGAAAAGTTTACAATTATGCGTCGTCATAATGTTAAACATATACAAAGGTCAAATACACCATTTCATGCAACCGATGTAATCGAACAATTCGATGGTGATTCAACTGTTGTAATTTATGCCGTAGATAAAGATGACGTTTCTAAATTAAAAGATTACAAGAGATTGATGAAATGGAATGGTAGTAGTCATTTGACTTACAAAGACATTCAAAACCCATATGTTTATTATATGGTAGTGAATCATGTTCGATATGATATTCCATCATTTGGCAAAATGACATCAAAAAGTATATTTGCCGCACTATCTGACCGTTCTGCAAAGTTGGCAGAATTGAAGTCTCGTTTCATTTCTATATTTGGTTGGTTTGATGCTGATATATTTAATATGGTTGTTTCTAAATTCAATACAAAACGTGGTAAAATGAAAGAGGATAATAGAGATAAAAGTGGTCTGAGGCCATTGCACATGATAACAAGAAAATTTTGGAATAAAGTTTACAAAGAAATAATAAAATAAAAGGTTATGTTATGGAATTAAAAATTGATAGTCTTAATGATGTTAAGAAACTTTTGGCTGGAAAACATGAAATACAAGAAAAGGTTCAAGTTGGTTATACCGAAGAAGACAAAGAAAAAGGTATTTCACGTAAAATAGGGGACAAGTGGTTTGATGAAGATGGGAATGAGTGGGAACAAAAAAACGGATATAAAATAAAATTAGGTAAGGAATGGCAACAAGAATTGCACCAATACCTAAATTCTTTTCCAAACTGTCAGAAGGAAACATGCACCTGTACTATGCCAAAAAGACTTGATCAAAAAATGAAAGCAATACATGGTATGTGTTTTGATTGTGTGGTTGATATGGAACATAAAATTCGTCTTGAGGGTACATGGGATGATTATGAAAAACGAAAAGTAAAAGAAAATGCACTTGCTTGGTTGAAAGAGGCGGAAAAAGATAAAGATGCCATTGCAAGTGAATTGTCAAGACTTGAATTTACAAATGATTTTGGTGACAATGAAAAATGGAAAACTCCTTTGAATAAAGAAGAACTTTTACAGAAAATAGAAAACGAGTTTTCAGAATTTAGAAAGAATTTCATAGAACAACTAGAAAAGGATTTGGGAGAAAGGATTGAAGAAAGTTAATCCAATATCAGAAACTTTTAGGGGTTTGGGTGGCACTATATCCTCAAAACGAGTGATGATGTTTTTTTCTTTTCTTGTTATGATATTTATGGCAATACTATCTACTTTTTATGATAAAAAAGTGGAACAGTTTATATTCGATGGATTCCTTTATATTGTTGTTGGTGGATTGTTTTCAGTTGCATCTGAACAGTTCGCTAGTAAATTTAGGAAAATGGAACACCATGATTATTATGAAGAAATAAGTGATAACGATATTATAGATGAACCACCAAGAAGAAAACGGAGAAATTTATGAAACAAGTGATTGTTGAGAGAGCTGTACCAACAAATAAAAAACTTTACAACAGTATTAAATCGAGAATTAAAAGAAAGTATAAAGTATGGCCGAGTGCATATGCATCTGGAGCAGTTGTTAAGGCGTACAAAGCTGCTGGTGGTGGGTATCGTAATGTAAAAGAAGTTATCAATAATCCAACATATCAACTTGAAGCATATAGAACAAACGGTTGTGGGAAGATAACAGAATTACATTTCACTTTACAAGAAAGTGAACCAAACATGATGAACGAAGCAGAATATCGTGGTCGTAAGGTTAAATTGGGTAAACCATTTAGGACACCAAGTGGACCTAAAAAGTTTTCCGTTTATGTTAAAAAACCAAATGGTAATGTTGTAAAAGTAAACTTTGGACATAAAGGGGAAGGTGGTAAGAAGACTATGAAAATTAAAAAGAGTAATGCAGCTCGTAGAAAATCATTCCGTGCTCGTCATAATTGTCAGTCTCCTGGACCAAGACACAAAGCCAGATATTGGTCATGTAGGTTCGGGTGGCCATCAAGTGGCAAGGGTGCAATAGATAAAACATAAATCATATGAATGCTACTATATTTAAGAAAATAATGAGACCTATTCTTGTTGCAAACAATGTTGAGAGTAGGTCTGTTTTTGCTTCAATTATGGCAAAGGCATATGAAACATCAACTGTTGGTTTTGCTGGAACAACATTTGGTGCTAAGTTATTAAAAGGAGATACTGCATTTTTAGAAAAATGTATAAACGATGCATTTGATGCCAATTTCTCCGATAAAACTAGAAGTGTGAATCAAAGGGCTTACAATCTGATGGCGATAGGTTTTATGGGTTATTGGGCTTCTGCTAAATTTACACCAACACCATTTTTACCGGCTATGGATTTGACAGTAAAAGGTCCAGTTGTTACAATACCGGGAACACCTGAACCGTTTGGTACTAATTTATTTTACTCTTTTGTTCTTGGTGATGTGGACAAACATTTAGATGCTCTGTCAAACTCTATACTAGCATTTCAGAGAAAAATAGTAGGTAGTATCGAAGGAACTGCTCCAAATAAAAGTCCTATAATTTTGCCATGGGTTAGTATAATTTAATCGTTTGGTATATTTATTTTTATGAATACACAATACGAACATAAAATTAGACTAATAATCCGTGAATATATCAAAACGGTTTTGATAGAAGGAAAAAAACCCAGTGGTGGATTGACCGGCTGGTTTAGAGAAAAATGGGTTGATATTTCTCGTAAGAAAAAAGGTGGTGGACACCCACCGTGCGGCGCCTCTGCCGGTAGTAAATCAAGAAAAGGTGGAAAGAGGGCTTATCCAAAATGTGTTCCGGCATCAAAAGCTGCTTCAATGTCATCAAAACAAAAAAGAAGTGCCGTAACACGAAAGAGAAAGAAGGGTGCAACTGGACGTGGTAAGGCAAAAATGGTTTCAACTTATACAAAGGATTGAGAATGGAAGATGTTTTGGAAAAAAAGATTGGTGATTACATAAAAATTATTGCTATATCGGTTCTTTCAATTTTGCTAATATACAATGTGTATGAAAACTCACAATCAAAAGAACAGATAAAGGTTTCAACGAAAACCAAAGACAGTTTGGAAGCGTTGATAAACAAATATCAATATGATTACATAGAATTGAAACGGCGTGCCGATAAAATGGATTCCATATTAAATGTAAAAAAAGATAAATTGGAAGACGTAAAAGGTTCTTTCAACAAAAAAAGAAAACCTACCATAAAAAATTCAAATGAAGCGATAAAGTATATCAATAAATTTTTAAGTGAGTAATTATGAAATATGTTTTGGCTTTAATGTTTTCAACTGTAACTTTGTTTGCCACAGAAAAAGATTCGATTTATTGTTTTAATAAAAAAGAAATAACATTACTTGCAAATAAAATACAACTATTGAAAGATTCTATCGATTACTTAAAAACAGTAGTTGATGCACAGGATACGGTTATAGACCTATATCAATCTAGATCTGATATGTTTATGAAACAATTAAATAATCGTGATCAAGTTATTGATGCTTGTCAAAAAAGAGGCAAAGAACTTGAAAAAATAAATGAAGAACTACAACCTCGTTGGTACGATAATAAATTTCTCTGGTTCCTAACTGGAGCAGCTTCTGTTGTTGGAATAATTTTAGCAGTACAATGAGTCAAACAACTAAAAATCTAAAAGAGATCATAAAAGAGGAATACGCAAAATGTGCGTCCAATCCGATATATTTTATGAAAAGGTATGCAAAGATTCAACATCCAACTCGTGGCAAGATACTATTCGAGTTATATCCATTTCAGGAAGATGTTCTCAAAGAATTTAATAGTCATCGGTGGAATATAGTTCTAAAATCTCGTCAGTTGGGTATATCTACTCTTATTGCAGGTTATTCACTTTGGTTGATGTTGTTTAATCAAGATAAGAATATCCTTGTTATTGCAACTAAACAAGAAACGGCAAAGAACTTGGTTACGAAAGTTCGTGTTATGTATGATAATATGCCAAGTTGGTTAAAGACTGGTGTACAAGAAGATAACAAATTATCACTTCGTTTTAAGAATGGTTCACAGATTAAAGCTGTTTCTGCTGCCGCTGACTCTGCCCGTTCTGAAGCATTGTCACTTCTTATTATCGATGAGGCCGCCTTTATTGATGGCATAGATAAGATATGGGCATCTGCACAACAGACACTAGCAACTGGTGGTACTGCTATTATCAACTCAACTCCAAACGGTGTTGGAAACTTTTACCATAAACAATGGGTAAAGGCAACATTAGGGGAGAGTGCTTTTAATCCAATAGAATTATTATGGCAAGTTCATCCAGACCGTGACCAATCTTGGAGAGACGAGCAGGATGTACTTCTCGGTCCAGATATGGCAAAACAAGAATGTGATGGAAACTTTCTTGCATCTGGTCGTTCTGTTATTGATGGTGAATTGGTTCAATGGTATAGAGAAACCTTTGTATGTGAGCCAAAAGAAAAACGTGGAGCAGAAGATGCTTATTGGATATGGGATTATCCTGATCCTTCAAAAACTTACATTGTTGTAGCAGATGTTGCTCGTGGTGATGGAAATGACAATTCAGCATTCCATGTAATCGATGTTGATAATTTAGAACAGGTTGCAGAATATCGTGGAAAACTTGATACAAAATCATACGGTAATATGTTAGTATCAGTTGCAACTGAATACAATGACGCAATGCTTGTTATTGAAAATGCAAATGTTGGTTGGGCTGTTATTCAACAAGTTATAGATAGGGGTTATCCAAATCTATACTATACATACAAAGAAGATGGATATGTTGATCCATCTGTGCAAATTCCGAAAGGTTATGACTTAAAAGATAAATCACAAATGGTTCCTGGATTTACTACAAGTGCAAAAACTAGACCATTATTGATTTCCAAATTAGAAACTTATTTTCGTGAAAGGGCACCTATAATAAAATCTGCTAGATTAACCGAAGAACTTCTTGTATTCGTTTGGAATGGTTCAAAAGCCGAAGCACAATCTGGATACAATGACGATTTGGTTATGTCATTCTCAATAGGATTGTGGGTTAGAGATACTGCAATAAAACTTCGTCAAGAAGGTTTGATGAAAACGAGAATGAGTTTAGATTACATGGGAAAGGCATCCGTTCCACATAAACCATCATATCAATTTGGTGATGATAGTAATGGATGGAGCATGAACATAAATGGTCAAAATGAAGATTTGACTTGGTTGTTAAAATAACGTTTACAATTTTTCCTACATATTTATATTAAGTTTACATTATACATAATAGGTGACAAATGGCTCAAGGAAAATCATTATTTGACAGATTAAAGACACTTTTTTCCACCAATGTTGTTGTTCGTAATGTTGGGGGTAAAAAATTAAAAGTTGTTGATACTGCCCGTTATCAAGCCGATGGAAACCCACACACGTCAAAAGTCATTGATAGATACGGTAGATTACATGGAACAAAGGGTACTCCAATATCAGTATACAATCAATACAATTCTTTTTCTGCTACAAAAATAGATCTATACACTGATTATGAGGCAATGGACACGGATGCTATAATCTCATCTGCTCTTGACATATATTCAGACGAAAGTACATTAAAAAACGATTTGGGTGATGTTCTTACGATTAGAACAGACAATGATAATATAAGAAAAATTCTTCGTAATCTTTTTTACGATGTTCTTAATATAGAATATAACCTATGGCCTTGGATTCGTAATCTTTGTAAGTATGGTGACTTTTATCTTTACTTGGATGTTAAGGATGAATTGGGTGTAACAAATGTTGTTCCGTTTTCACCATATGAAATGCAAAGAGAAGAAGGAACTGATCCAGAACATATCTATATGACAAAATTTATTTATGAAGGTCCTCTTGGAAAAGGTGAATTTCAGAATTACGAGATAGCACACTTTCGTCTTCTTGGTGATACAAACTTTTTACCATACGGAAAGTCTATGTTGGAAGGTGCAAGAAAACTTTACAAACAGTTATTACTCATGGAAGATGCGATGTTGATACATCGTATTATGAGAGCACCTGAAAAAAGGATATTCAAAGTAGATATTGGTAACATTCCTCCTGCTGAAGTTGATCAATATATGAACAATCTTATGAATCGAATGAAAAAGACACCAGTTATCAATGAACAAACCGGTGACTACAATCTTCGTTTTAATATGCAGAATCTTTTAGAAGACTTTTATCTTCCAGTTCGTGGTGGACAATCAGGTACTTCTATTGAAACTCTCGCCGGATTACAATACGATTCTATCCAAGATATTGAATACTTAAAGTCAAAAATCTTTGCAGCTCTTAAAGTACCAAAACCTTATTTGGGCTATGATGAAAGAACCGAAGGTAAGGCAACACTCGCTGCTCTTGATATTCGTTTTGCTAGAACAATAGAAAGAATACAAAGAATTGTAATATCCGAACTGACAAAGATTGCTATTGTACATCTTTATGCACAAGGTTATGAAAATGCAGACCTTGTGAATTTTGAATTGAGTTTAACTGGACCATCTATCATATATGAACAAGAAAAAGTTGCTCTTATGAAAGAAAAGGTAGATTTGGCTGGTACATTGATTGAAAAGAAATTGTTTTCATTGAAATATATTTATTCAAACATTTTCAATCTATCAGAAGATGAGGCAGAGTTTGAAAAGAATGAAGTTCTTGAAGACATTAAACATGCATTCCGTCAAAAACAAATTGAAAATGAAGGAAATGATCCAGCTATTACAAAGGAATCTTTCGGAACTCCACATGATATTGCAAGTATGCAGATTCGTGGTAGTGGGTATAAGATGATAAATGATAATGAGGTTCCAGATGGTGGTTGGCCTGGTGCAGGTAGACCTGCTAAGAACTTGAACTATGGAACTGATAAGAGTCCTTTTGGAAGGGATCCGATTGGAATGAAAGACGTTGGTAACACTCTTAAAGTAAATAGTTCACCAAAGGCAAATCACAAAGGAAATTCACCCCTTTCTCTTGAAAATCGTGATATTGAAAAACTTATTGGAAGTATGTCTGGAATTAAGATAAAAACTAAGAGTATAATATCGGAAAGTCTTAAACCGGCGAATAAAAAAGAAAATGATTCAAATTTACTAGATGAAAACAATTTATTAGATGAATTGTAATTTTCTCTATATTTATTCTATGAAAGTGCACACAAACAGGTATAAGGAAAAATGAAGAAAATCAAGCATTCAAAATTCAAAAATACTGGAATGTTGTTCGAGTTATTAACAAGACAAATAACTTCGGACATTATTTCTTCCAATGAATCCATTGCTATACAGATTCTAAAAAAACATTTTAACAAAAATACAGAACTTATCAAAGAATATAAGCTGTATAAGACTCTTTGTGATGAAAGATTGAAGTCAGACACAAAGGCAAATATGTTAATAGAAGCAGTATTAAAGGCAAGAAGGGGGCTAAACAGAAATAAGTTGAACAATGAAAAGTATGAATTGATAAAAACAATAAAAGAAAACTTTGATATTGATTCATTTTTCCAAACAAAAGTTCAAAATTACAAACTTCTTGCATCTGTTTACAAGATATTTGAATACAATGAATTGGAAAATCCGGTTGAAATTACAAAATCAAGAATAACAATACTTGAAAATATAACTTCAAAATCAAAAAGTTCTGTGATAACAGAAGATGTTGCTATTGCAAATGAACCAAAAGAAGTTCGTTTAATGGCATACAAGTATTTGGTGGAGAAGTTCAACGCGAAATATAGTAATCTTTCTGAATCACAGAAGGTATTGCTTAGAGAGTATATTGAAAATGTAAGTAACACTAATAACTTGAAGTCCCTCGTTCAAACAGAAGCGGTTACTATAAAAAGACTTTTCACTAAAAACATGCATAGAGTAAAGGATAAATCTTTGAAAATAAAATTGCAAGAAGTAGTTGGTCTTTTGGATGAATATGAAGGTATTAAGAAGGTAGAAGAAAATCATATATCTGCTCTACTTCGTTATTACAGTTTAATAGATGATTTATCATGGAGTAAATAATGTCAGTTAATGAAGTACACCCATATAATTTTCCAGCATCAAAGGCAAATGAATTTGAAAGAAAAGGACATCCTGGAAAATGGTTGAAATCTATTCCGGTTTCTGGATCAATTTGGTTTACAGGTTCAAACTATGGTGCAGGTGCAATTATACCATACGGTAGTGCTGCAGGTACGGCATATCTTACCGGTGGTGGAACAATAGACATCGGCCATTTGCCAAAGACAATGCTCACCGAATTATCTATTGAACATATTCAAGGTGGTGCAGATTCTTATGTACTAATTCGTAATCAAGTTATTAGGTAATATATGAATGTAGAATCTTTCATAAGAAAACTTAAAGAATCAGAAGATTATAGAGAATTTGTTGAAGAAATGTCTCTTGATGAAATGAGCACAACTGCTTCCGTTCCAGGATATCAGACACCTAATGCATTTGCTGCTAGTGAAGATGATTTTGAAGAACACAACAAAGAAACTGCAGAAGTCTATGGGTATAAAATTGTTCCAAAGACTAAAAAAAGAAACTATGAATCCGTTTACAAACAAGCAATGGGTGTAATAAACGAAGCAACATACAAAGAATTTCGTAAAGATGAGAGTCGTAGTACAAATAGAAAAATAAACGATTCGATTAAAAGTATAAATAGAACGATATATGAAGTAGAAAGAGTTGTTGAACATGCATTAAAATTAAAAACAGAAATGAATGTTGACCAAAGAACTCTTTGGGGTGAATCTATGTCAAGGTTGAGAAAAATATCCGAAAGAATAAATAGAATTACCAAAAAAATAAATGAATTAGGTGCTTAATATGAAAGAACTACTCGTAGATACTATTCTTTTTAGTGCAAGTCCAAAGATGATTGCAGAATCTGAAAAAAGAAATAATGGCAAAGTTATAGTTTCGGGAGTATTACAAAGAGCAGAGGCAAAAAATCAAAATGGTAGAGTATATCCAAAAAAGATTTTAATGCGTGAAGTTAAAAAGTATGCAGATACTAATATAAAAGAGAATCGTGCTCTCGGTGAACTTGACCATCCAGATTCATCAGTGATAAATCTTCGTAACGTTTCTCACAATGTTCTTGGCGTACAATGGAAAGGAAATGATGTGGTTGGTACAGTTGAGATATTACCAACACCATCTGGAAATATATTGAAACAACTACTTGGTGCAGGTATTCGTCTTGGTATTTCATCAAGAGGGTTGGGTTCTGTTGAGGAAATAAGTGAAGGAACCGTTGAGGTTCAAGATGATTTTGAATTGATTGGTTGGGATTTTGTATCTAACCCATCAACTCATGGTGCATTTATGTATCCAGATAGTATGCATGAGGGTATCAATGAAGGACTGATAACAGAAGGAATAAGTACGAAAACTATTTCAAAAATTGATCCTAAAATACAACGCATTCATAACAACATAACAAACATTATATGTGAAATCGGAAATGTTTGTGAATGTATATTTGAGGGGAAATAAAAATGCCGGCATTATCCCAACAACAACAAAAACTTATGGGCTTGGCACTTGCTTACAAAAGAGGTAAAGTACCTGCATCGGATGTTACTAAAACAGTAAAACAATTAGCAAATTCAATGTCCGAAAAAGAACTTGAAAAATATGCCAGTACAAAACATAAAGGTATTCCAAAAAAAGTTGGTGAAACAAAAACAACAATGACTAAGGAAGAAATAAATCAATTAGTTGCTGATGCAGTTCAAGAAGTAATGAATGAGAAGTTCAGTACAAAAGTTCTAACATCTGAACAAAAACAACAGTATATTGAGGCAATTTCTAGATACAATGAATATCGTTCAGTAATACATCGTTCAAAACAACTTCCAGAAATAGTATCTGAAATCAAAAGAATGGTTGAATTTGCAACTAAGAATATGGTTGAAGAATCTGGTGATTGGTTTGAAGGTGTTTCACATAAAAGAAATTCAAAGAGATTGAAAGAATCTGTAAATGAGTTTCAAAAAATATCAGAAAGAATAACTAAGTTACAAAGAACCTTGGAGTCTATCTACGAAAATATAGGTAAACAACTCGGATCATTTTATGAAATAAAAAAATAATAAGGAAGATGTTATGTCAGACAGAGTTTATACCAATTCAAAACCTGCCCATGTAAAAGTTAAAGCAGGTGGAATGAATATAGATACGATGATTAAGGTTTTTAAGCGTAAAGTAAAAGAAGCCGGTATTCTCGAAGAATATAAAAATCGTATGGAATATATTAAACCATCAAAGAAGAAATCAGAAAAAAGAAATGCTGCGATAAGGAGACAACGCAAATTTGATTCTGAAAACATTTAATGGAGAAGAAATGACCTTTGCTAGTCTTGAAAAACTAATTCGTGAAGAAACACGAAAAGTTATTGAAAACCTGGAAAGGTCTTTTTCATTATACGAGGAAGACGATAAACCTGCAAGTGAAAATCCAGACAAAATGCTTGTAGTGAACAAAGAGAGTGGTAAATCTTATTACATAAGTAAAAAGAATTTTGATCCTGCAAAACATCAAAAGTCTGTACCAAAAGAACCTAAAAAGGAAGAAGAAGAACCTGCAGCAGAAACTCCAGTTGAAACTCCAACAGAAGAACCGGCTGCGGAAACTCCAACTGAAACCCCAACCGAAACTCCAACAGAAGAACCGGCGGCAGAAACCCCAACCGAAACTCCAACAGAAGAACCGGCGGCAGAAACCCCAACCGAAACTCCAACAGAAGAACCGGCTGCGGAAACGCCAACGGAAGAACCGGCAGCAGATACACCTGCAACTGAAACACCAACCGAAACTCCAACAGAAACACCAAAAGAACCTAATGAGGAAAAGACTGGTTTGAAAACTGTTGGTTTTTTGAATAAAGTAGATGTTGAAAAATTAGATATAAAAACAGATAATTTATATCCAGAAACAAGAGATGCTTTATTACGATACGATTACGAAGATATAATCGATATGTATGATTTGAGTGTTGGTGACGATAAGGTTAAATTTTCAAAACTATACAAAAAAGTGGAATCTATTGCGGTATCTAAACATAGTCTGATAAGTAAAGGTCAACTTGATAAACAGACTATAATGGCATTGAAACATTTCTATGTAAATTCTGATAAGATAAACAACATAATAAGGTTTTCAAAACCATCAGTAACCAAACAAGAAATAAAAACACAAATTCAGTTGGGTAAACCAAAAGAAGGCGATGCAAGAGAAAAGATATACAATAGTGCAATGAATGCATTTACAATATATGAAATGGATTATGCATTTTCAGAACAACCACAGATGTTGGAATACAGTATAGTTTCATATAAATCAGTTGAAAATGAAGAAGTTTTAGAAATGTTCGTTGATGCTGGTCAATGGTTTGATAAAACATTCGTTACAACTTCTTTGAATCCGCTAATATCAGAGGGAACTGGTAAAAAAAGATTACCATTATTTGAATTTTTTATTCCTGCTGGAACATCTATATTAACCCTACCGTGCCATTCAAATGATTATTGTCACGAAACAGAGGTAACACTTCCGAGAAATTGTAGATATACAATACAAGGATTCAATGAAAATAGAAATATCTATAAGATATTAGTAGAGGAAAATTATGGCTGAAGAAGTAAAAATAAACACCGAGAATAGAAATAAAAGATTTATTTATACAAAAGAAGACGCTAAATCCATATTTCAATATGGACCTATGAAAAATTCCATACAAAAATCCGAAAAAAAATAAGTAACTACATACTTATACTTACACAATACTCTATCCGTTATAGAGTCCGATATTATTTTTATTGCAATTAGTGTTTCAAATAACACTAAAATAGTTGGAGATTTTTATGAATGATTTATTGAAAGAAGCTATTGCAGATGCAAAAGCCGTTAAGGAAGTAGCATTAGCAAATGCTAAACTTGCACTGGAAGAAGCATTCACTCCGCGTTTGCAGTCTATGCTTTCCAAAAAGTTGGCAGAGGAGGCAGAAGCCGAGGAGCCAGTCGAGGAAGGTGAGGGTGAAGAAGAAGCACCCGTAGAAGAATACGGATTCTATAGCGAAGGTGAAGATGAAGAACCTGCTATGGAAGAAGGCGAAGGCGAAGAAGAAG